CTATATTTTTCCCACAATAAAACCGGCAGCGAAGAACGCTGCCGCGATACTGAGGTTAATTAAATTAATTCCGATTTGACCTTCGGCTATATTGCCTTCAAAGAAAAAGAAAAATAGCCGCAATCCGATTGTTTTTAACATGGTAATGCCTCCTTTTATTCATATTTGATATTACCGTCAAAGCACCGGCCACCAATCTCCAGGCTATCGGTATATTGCCACATATATCCTTTGAGATCGTCGTTGGCACTCCATTGAGCGTTCCAGATAGCGCAGCCAAGGCCTTTCCAGTCGATGTAATCAGTCAGCCAAGAGTATGAGGCGTAAACCCCGCAATCAAGGCCAACGCTATCAATAAATGCTTTGCACATAGCAGTTATCTCTACCGGATCAAAGGCAAAGCCATTACGCTCTTTGTAACCGTCCGCGTCTTCCATGTCGAAGAACACCGGAAGTTCTAAGCACACACCAGCATTTTCAATAGCTTCACGGCAATTAGCTGCTTCCTGAACGGCATCTTCCACACTAAGAGCATAGCTATAATGATATGCACCAACTTTTAAGCCAGCAGCTTTTGCACCAGCAACGTTCTTGGCAAACATTTTATCTTTCGATTGTAGTCCATACGAGCAACGGATCATAACAAACTTAATGTCGGCATCAGCTACGGCCTGCCAATCTACTTCACCATTGTGGTAACTTACATCAATACCCTTAATCATTTCAATCCCCCCAGCCTTGTTCTAATAAACGTCAATAACGGATCTAAACTCTGTACCCCTGCATCCCTGAGATTTTCTGCAATACTAATAAACTCTGTGCCGGCAAGGTAGTACCAGGCCGCTTTCAAGAACAAATCGTCTCCCTTAGCCATAACGTCAACCTGAATTGCTGCCGATACTAGAACCATATATAATATGATCTTCCCGGCAAACTTGGTTTTCATCAGTTCAGACTTGATATATCCGTCTTTAAATGCGGCGTAAATACCAATAAGACACTGCCATAGTCCCGATGGCAGGTTGCGGTCATTCAGCCTCTGCGCTGATAGCGACAGGTATTTAGTCAGCAAATCAATCAAGATCAGTATGGCAAATGCCATCAATGCCGTACCATGGCTGCCGGTCGCAAAAGCAAGGGCACCGGCTGCTGTTGCTTTAACCGGTGCCACATCCATAATTGATACTGCGGCTGACTTCGCCGCCGCTAACACATTTTCAAAGATTTCTCTCAAAATTTCTCCCCCCAAATTTTGTACATAAAAATAACCGCTCTCAGCGGCATGGTTCGCGCGGCATATTTGTCAAAATTGACACCTCAATCTTTCTAATTTTCGTTATAATGTACTAATAGGATGGTGATACCGTGACATTCAAAGATGTGTACCATGCTGTCCTGTTTTGGCTTATATTCGTGCCACTGCTATGTGTTGCGTGGTCTGGAATTATGGCATTTGTTGAAGTTGTTTTAGGCCTTACAATATTGACAGCACCGGCGTACGGAATATATAGGCTCATACAGTGGTATAGGCGGGAATAACCCCGCCTATTTCTTTTGCAATACAGTCCGTGATATCTCAGCGGCCCGTTGTGTTATTTTTTCAATCCGTTTATTCTTTTCTTCTTCCGGCATTTTACTCTTTTGAATCTTCCCTTGAGCTTCATAAAGATCATCAAGAGCTTTTTTGCCTTGCCTGAGCCTGCCATATTCTGCACCATCAAAGCCTTTTGGTTTCTCCCCTGTCATCCTGTACTCTTGGTAGAGTCCATCCATTTCCTTATACCTGTCAAAAAATTCACTTACACTTTGAGGATGCAGATAGGACTTGGCAACCAAAGCCCTGACACCCGGGATATTGCCAGGGTCAGATAAATTCTTATGGCCGGTTGCCGCGTCAACCATCCATAAACCTGTACTACCGAGTCCAGCTGTATAGCCGCGAATAAAATGTTCAATTTGTTTTGGTGACAAATCCAAGATTTCTCCTGTTTTTTTTGCTATCGAAGAGGTAGTCGGGTCATATTGCATTTTTGCCGGCAGCTTTTCTTGCGATTGCGGAATAATGGCCTTCCCGGTAAACAAGGATTTGTTTGTAACCAGTTCCACGATAGGCAATAGTGCTGTTGGCAGAAACGACAGTGCTGTAGTTTTAGCTAATCCCCAACCATCAACATTAAAAGCATTCTTATCGTGATTAACAGCCCAATTTAGGAACCTCTCAGGGAACGAACCAAAGATAAACCCAAGTGGAGGAAAAGGTTTAGGAAGCCGAAATAGGGTATTCCCTATCGGAATAAACCAAAATGAATCCTTTTCCCATTGTTGCGTTTCTTTGTAGCGTTCATCATCCTTATTTAACCACCATAAAAGAAGGGTCGGCAAGGTGATGTATATGAGCGACATTGCCGTCATTCTCGCCCTTTCCTTAGGGTCTTTTAAGGCCCGGAAAAACTTATCATACCCTTGCAACTGAGCATTAAAGAAGGCAATCACCTGGTTAGCAGCTACCGATGCAGTGCCATGTCTGCCAAAGTCAATAACAACGTCCCTGCCTTCAATTGCCGCCTCTTCCATTTTGGCACCGGACTTTTTGGCTTTTTCGTAAGCCCCTACCCGAGTAGCATTCTCCATAAATTCCGACAGCGACCGCAACCATTCGAAAACATTAAAATTATATTTTTTGTCGCTTTCTACCATCTTTTTAACACAGTTCCGCATGTAATTTCGGTCCATTGAAACTAAATTTGATTGAGCCGCACCAGACGAAAGAAACTCCCAATATAGGGAGTCTTTATTGATTACATGTGCTAAACCACGAATAAAGTCAATAATTGGCAAAAAACCGTGCCGGGCATAAATACCGGCCTCAATTGAGTCTCTTAAAGGATTTTTGACTATAAAGTCCGGGCTAAACATGGTGGCACCGGCCCGAAGTATTTTAGCCGGATAACCGAGTATTTTGAGAAACAAATTGCCGTGTTCTTCATCCATAGCATTAATTGCCCGGTACATTTCAGGTGTAGTTTGGAAGTATTTCGGTTCCCCGGCAAATGTCACACGAAAGACTGACTCTTTGGCCGTTGCGCCGCCTGCGTCAACTTCTTCCACCAATTTACCTGCTGCCTCGAATTTACCAAGCATAGCCACCTTTTGCTTAAATCGATTATGTTCGGCACGCTTCATAAACTTAAAGGTATTAGCAATAATGGACTCCACCGGATTGATAATATCCCGCGTACTGCCAACCATTTCATTTAGGCTATTACCAAGATTATTGACGGCTGAATCCTCAAATTCGCGGAATAAAGGTACATAGTTTGGCCACTTTTTACGCCAGATATTATATGTCTTATACGAAATCACGCCCGAATCAGCCATGATTGAAAGTAATGTATTACTGAATTTAACAATATCCCTCTGAGCCTTTTTTAACTGTTCGGGAGCCGTATCCATGATTTCTCTACAATCTTTTTCCGAAAAAGCTGTTTTAAAAGCAGGCAATTTGCCCCATGCCTCAGAGTTCCATTCCCCGGCGCGCCATGTATCAACTAACCAGTCAACAACTTTCTCTTTCTTCGGCTTTTTGCTGGAAGTTTTATCAGTTTCACCAGGATCAGCTTCATTGTTTTGCTCATAATCAAACTTTACTTGGTTATACCATGCAGTATCAGAAACTTTGTTGCGTAAATGTTCTTTTAACTGCCTGCTCATAACATCAAAGGAATGAACGACTGTGCAGTAAGCAGAAAACCGTTTCATGACTTCCTTATCTTTAAGCGCGCCGACTTCTTCTAAAATATGTTGAATTGACTTAAAGTCCCTAAAATCAATTGTCTTGTAAACTTCCTGCAAGCCCTTTGCGGTATGTTCATTGCCCTCTAATAATGCCCTGGCTTTGCCTTCCCATCCTCTCGCAAGCCTGGCTTGCACATAAGGATTAGCCGCGTCACTCAGTTTTACACCAAGATTCTTTTCAATCTTTTCTACCATCTCCGCGACTGGCTGATATTCTTCAAACCAGTTACGATAAATAGACTTCCAGGCCTTATTTACATTTTCTTTTAAGGCTCCCCAACTAAGCTCCTTTTTCTCATCACCCCAAGAGATTGAACCAATAGCCCTTTCCCATGCATCCTGTCTATGCCAACGATCATATAGGTTGCGAATTTCATTTACATCGTTAGCTAAATCCGCATTTGTAGATAAAGAGTTGACAAAGTCGTTAAATAAGTCAGGGTAATGAGAATTAGCAGATACAGGGTCATTAAAGAATACTTCGGTAAAATCAGCAACCTCATTAGCTTCATAGCCTTTTTTGGTAAGGTTAAGCTTCTTATATAAGAGTTTGCCTACCGCGTTATTAATTGCATCCCAATCAAAAGCTCGTTTGGTACGAACCACTTGAATAATATCCTTGTAAATGCTTCGAACAGATGGGTCAGAAATCCGGCCCCACCGAAGCGGTGCGCCAAGTTCTTCAATTGCTCGTTTAATGTCTTGTCGAGAGAGTGACTTTGAGGCTTCCGAATCAGCCGAATACTTAATAGTACCCTTCTTGACATCTTTTTGATCCCGCTGGAATGATTGATTGGATTCTGGTATACTACCTTTAATAGAGGATTCTGCTCCCATGCTGGTACGAGTAAGTGAAGGATCAGCATGCGTAGTCTCGGACGAATCGTAACCTTCGCCGAGTACATCAGAACCCTCTTTATTATTTTCCCATCCAGTTAGGAGCCATGTTTGAAGATTACCATCCTTATACAAAGAAAGAACTGCGGTATGCCCATCATGAGAAACATTAACCCGTTCCCACTTTGGTGGTCCATATACTTCACCAACTTTACCATGAGCAATAACTTCAACTAGTTTTCGGGCTATATCTTCACCATTCTTACCCTCAAAATTTCGCTTGGCAATTATATGAGAAACACCGCTTCCACTTTTAAACTTCTTGCCTTTCCCTGGAGTACCCCAGTAAAACGAAACTCCACCAACTTCCGGTCTGTACATAGCATTAACTACATCAGTATGTTCACGAATAACCTTTTCCATAGCCTCCATCCCAGAGGCTATATTTTTTTGAATTTGATTCTGAGTGTTTCCTGACGAATATTGTGCCTGCAACTCCCGATAAGGAAACTCTGTTTTATTCTGCATCACTCGCTGACCGGAAGCATCTTTTAACGATAGCAACACATGGCGTAAGCTGTTTTCTATTACCTTTACTTGGTTAGGGTTAAAGCCGCTATACTGGCCAGTTCCTGAAACCATTGCCTTAATATTTGCCAGCATTTTTTTTAGATAGCTCACAAACCTATCAAACAAACCTTTATTCTGCTGCGCTAATCGGTTGAACCATTGCTGCCGTTTGGCAATATCGGCCATTTCATCGCCAAACATTTCTTCGATGATATCATCATCATTTAGGAGATATTCGCCGTTTTTACCTTTAAGTTCACCCTGCTCAATGGTTGTTCGATAGGCAGTAATTTGCTCAGGAGTAGCGGCAAAAGTATTATTAACAGCATTGTATAAGTCTTGATATAACGCCGGGTCCTGTTGTTTTATCCAGTGCAAAGATTCATGCCAGAAGGCCCACTCAGTGCCGCGGTCACCATTTCGATTGATATAGGTAATACCATCAACATGGAACCCTCTTTTCCCTCTCGAACCAATAAAAAAGCGAACCGGCACGCCTAATTGAATACCTAGTTCGGATAAAGCCATTTCATTGGTTTTAAGTTTTGACTCAGGGATAAACCGAATGTGTAAGGCATGCTCGATGGCGGTGTCATGGGGAGTGTTTTTGCCGGCTGAATATTTGATGTTAGGATTAGCCGGGGGAATAACTTCAGTTACAGGCCTATCCTTAATCAGCCAATTATAAGCAGCGTCAAACTTTTCAGCAGTCGGAATGAAATAACGAGTTTTCCACTGAATACGTTCGCTAAATATATCGTGATCTAAAAACTGTGAATTATATTTCCAAAGGTCATCTCCAATAATCTCAATCCGATTTTCATTTGATACACGCCGTTTAGCTAACCGCCAGCCATTGGATAGCTCAACCTCATAATTCTCGTTCAGGAGTTTATCCTTGATTTCCGAAACAGAATAATTATGTTCTCGCTTAGTATCCAGACGTTTCAATGTCTGGTCAACTTCACGCTCTTTTATTACCCTGCCTAAGAATCGCCGGTTATCGTCTGTCTGTACTCTGAGCACCCGGGCAGTACCATGAGGCAATCTATCCCATATTGGAAGGATTGCTCCAGTTATCATGTGCAGCTTTTCAGTCTTGAATTCCGGCTCACCTTTTACAACTTCTTCCCATGCCTCTTGTGTGGCTTTACTGTCAACACCAATCTTTTCCCAGCCTTCTCTGTTGAATTCAGATTCATCAACAGTCTGATACCTATTCTTGGAGGGACTTTGCAAAAAATAAGTGTCAACAACGCGGCCTTGTTCAGTAGTTCGGGTAATACCTTTTCGTACTGCCCATACCTTGCCGCTGCGACTGTTTTTATATATGCCAACAAAATTAGGCATACGCTCAACTAATCGCCAAGGGATTAGTTCGTTTTTATGCTTTGCCTCCAATTCTACATACTTGGTTTCCGCGCCGCTTTTCGGGTCAGAATAAACCGTTTTTTCATCCTTAACCCCAACCGAAAGAGCGCGATAATTCTCCATGCCGGTATCCAACGTACCCTGTGCAATATGACGATCAATGATATCGTCCATAATCGCACTAAAATAGTCAAATACCTTATTCTGCTCTTCGTATTCAAGAGTCAAAAGGCGATTTAAAAATTTAGGAACATCCCTCATTAACTCTTGATTAACATTACGTTTAGCCGACTGCCTATCCTCGTTTTCCATAGCCTCCATGCCCATCTTTTTCAATAGGTCACTAGAGTTTAGGTCAGTATAGACATTGTGCATAAGGTTTTCGTAGAATCGTTGCAGCGCATCCCTGGCATACTGGGATTCAAGGTTATCCTTAGCACTAAATAACCCCTGATTGGCTGCGTCCCTTTGCCCTTTTGTCAAAGCTCCGAGCTGGTCTAATCGACGGGCAATTGTTGAGATAAAACGTTTTTGCCCTCTTAGGTCAGTCGTTACAAGGGTATAGTGAGGTTGGGAAACTTCACCGGAGCGATGCGTCCGACCAAAGCCCTGCACGGCACTATCAGCCCGCCAACCTGGTTGAATGAGATAGTGGATTCTTCGCCGTTGATTCTTCATGTTGGCGCCAGCGTGAAAACTTTGGCCTGTGCCGCCAGCATCACTAAATATCAGGATACTTTTTTTATCATCCAAGAATGCTCTAACATCGGCCTTATTATGAGCCTTTGAACGTGCTTCAATTCGAGCTTCAACACGGCCTGTATCCTTATTATGCTCCTTAACTACCCGGCGCTGTCTCCCGGTAACTTCGGCTACAGCCTTAGTCCCAAAGGTATTAATAATCATTTCTAACGGCCCGTCAGGTACTTTCATTGCACCGAGTTTACTCATTAGTTGTTCTTTCATGGCGACAGCTTCCCTGTTTTGCACTGGCTTGCCCTGGCTGTCAACCACCATACGGGATCGTTTATTTCCTTCGTCGTCCAAATATTCCTCGTACTGCTCAGTAGGGAATGACTTATCAAGGTACTGCATGAGCATATCACGCGGGGTAAGGTCTAATTCTTCTAATGCCTGATCTTTTGGCATATTAGCAATCTGCCGGTTTTGTGTTGCCTCATTCGTATTGACAAGCTGCATAACTACGGAATTGCCAGCCTTAATTTGTTTTTTTACATCATCAATAACTGCAGGCATTTGCATGGATGTTAATATCTGATTAAAGAACCGTTGTTGAGCGCCCCAAAACGCCGACATAGCACTACTTTTGACTTGAGGGTTCAAAGTTTTTCCTTGCTCATCCACTGCACCGGTCTCTTTCAAGGCCCTATAAATATTTTGTAGGACTGTCTGCCACCCCTGCGCCATTGTGTCGTAGATTTCTCGCTGCTCAGGGGTAAGCTCATGGGTTAAAGTACCGTAGGATACACCGTCAAAACTCAAATTACGGGCAATATATACGCCTAATGCCTTCATGTCACGGGCGACTAATTCCATAGCAGCAATACCGGATGATTTGATTTCAGATATAAAGTCATTCACATTGGCAAACGGTGTACCTTCACCCCACAGCCCAAGCCGTGAAGCATAAGCAAGGTTTTCTACCTCTGTTGCGCCTGTAGCTGAAACATAAACCACACGGGCGTTAGGTAGTTGCTTTTGCAATTCTACACCCACTAACCCACGTACTGAAGGTTTCTTTTTCCCTCTAGTCCCTTCTTGTGTGGTGGAATTGGCCATCATGTGCGCTTCATCAAAGGCGATCACTCCGTCAAAGTCTTTACCTACCCATTCAACTAACTGATCTAACCGTGCTTTCTTTCCTGGCTTGACTTGAATATTACCATTGCTGCCAACATCTAAATTCGAGCCAAGGGTATTATAAGTTGTAAACACTATGCCATTCTTCTTTTCTGGTATGGGATCACCTAGTTTAATCTTACTCATTAGTAATAGATCCTCTTTGTTGCCACCAAGGTCTGTCCAGTCGCGAATCGCATCATCAAATAACGGGTCATTCTTGGAAACCCAAATTGCCTTTTTCTTACCACTTCTCAGGCTATCCATGATAATACCGGATATTTCGCGTCCTTTGCCTACGCCCGTACCGTCACCAATAAAATAACCCTTCCGGGATCCGCTCGGAAGAGTCTGTTCAAAAGATTGACCGGCATAAACAACCGGTTCAATCTGTGCTATGGACATTTTACCTTTTTCAATCACTTCTTTAGGCAAGTTTGGTGTATAGGTTGGTGCCGGTGGCTCTACTGCAGCCATAGCTGCGCTTTGGACTAAAGGGGAAGGATGTTTCTTGGCTCCAGCTACCTTCAATCGCTGTGGCTGATAGTTATCAAAAGTGGAGTCAGATAATTCAGCTTCTGCTTGGTTTACAGTCGCTTCAATTGCTATTGTGCTTCGGCCATGTGTTCGTCTATTGCTATCTGCAATTGATCCGTCAGATACCATGCTGCGTCCTCCGGCGTTTTCTGTGCCTTTAGACTGCTTATTACTGCTCTCGCTTGATTGATTCCGTCCCGATTCAACAGATATTTCATTGCTGTTATCGGAGTAACGTTTTGAAGTTTCTGAGCCATTCCCAGGGTTAACTCCTTTAACCCCTGCCTGTCGTCTATCACTACTTCCCCGCTCTCGATTCCCCATGTTATCAGTTGATACAGGAACAGGCCCCCGTACGGGTCCGGGTACTCTCCCGCCTTCTTGAGAAACTGCTTCGCTAGTTGATTGATCGGATGTTTGTTCATCGAATCGATCTCTTGTTGCCGTACGGCCATCTCTAATCGCCTCCAAAATGGGAAGTGCTTCTTCTGCACTTGCTACATTGCCCGTTATCGTTGGGTTTTGAGTCTTGCCAGTTTTATCAATGACAAATATCTGAATATCAAAACCAGTACCATACTTGGTATAGTCTTTACCGTCAATACCAATATTCGCCCGGACATTGTACTCAGATTTTATCTTCTTCCACCAGGATTGAAAACTTGCTGCATTATCAGCCATACCACGGCCAACAATTGCTACAAGCCGGCCATTTGGTTCCAGGCGTTTTAAGGCTTGCTCAATGTGCGCCGTAGCGTTCATTGTTTTACGCTGTCCTTGCATACGTCCGGCAGTTGAGGAGAATGGAGGGTTCATAATAACAGCCGTTGGCTTAACATCGGCAGGCAAAATATTGTCAATCTGTTCGGCGTTCTCGGTGAAAACCCGGTCAAACGGCAGTTGTTTAACAATAGCTGCCCTGCGTTCGCTTAATTCATTAACAAAAACTTTTGCGCCAGTCAATTTAGCGAAGGCCGCAAGACCACCGATTCCAGCGCTTGGTTCCAGTACAGTGTCATTTTTATCAGTATTTGCCACCCATGCCGCAACATAAGCAATATGGGGAGGCGTAGAAAACTGTTGGAATTCCTCTTGCTCGGCAGTACGTTTTGTTTGGGTAGGAATCTGAGAAAGAATCTCTCGTTTGATAAGCTCAATTGCCTTCCTAGCATCTTCGACACTATCGGCTGTCGCCGGATTCAAGGATTTATGATTTAAAATAAACTTATTGATCCCCATTTCCAACGCATCATAAGCATCTTTGGCATTGTACTTGCCTTGTGCCTGAGTACCGACAAAGGCTTTATCTGCTTCCTTAAACAAGGTGGCAGAACCAAATTTATTACCCTTTGCTAGTTGTTCATGCACCCAATCACCAAGTTTACTTACTGAATTAGCGTAATGAGTTTCCTGGGTTGATTCACTTGTTTGAGTCTCCACAGGTCGAGGCGTATTTTGCAGTTCTTCTTGCTTAGATTCTACCCTATTTTCTACCGAATTACCAGATTCTTGTTGATCCCGTTGCTCAATAGCCTTTCGAACATGTTCCGGCAACTTTTCAAAATGTTCTTTTGCTTTAGTATCAGTTTTGGCTTTTTCATGCAGTTTTTTTAGTGTGGGGCTTTTAAGCGCACCCTCAACTTGTTTTTGCTGAACAGGGGTCAATGGTTGTTGATCAACCGAAACATTGGAAGCAATTGGCGTTATCGGTTCAGGTTGTTCCCCGAATCCCTTTGCAATGGGGATTGCATCCCGCGCCGCTTGCTGAATATTTTGATTGCCGCCTGTGCTGCCGGGCTGAGATGCTCGAAGTTCTTCCCTGACGGCTGGTCTGATTTTACCTTTTGTTTGCTGGATTCCATTTACTGCAGCCTCCAAATCTCTAAAACTTTCCATTTCCGCTTCCGGCACTTGTGGCCCATATGTCGGGTCAACATAGCCATTCTTTAAATGATTACCCGCTATTTGCTGAAGCTCATAGCCAAGATTAGCCTTGTTTGGCATCTGGCCGCCATTTCGTTTCAGCATATCCCGATACCATTGATAATTCATTGAGGTATTACGGGTAAACTTATCGCCACTAGCATTTTCATGGACAATTTTTTCAGTTCCTTGCTTCATTTGACCGCGAAGAATATTAGCATAATCGTCAAGACGTTTGTTGTATTCGCGTTGAAGTTCTGACTCGACCGAGTCTAAAGGAGCCTTGTGGAATTCTAAGGCATCAATAAACAAGCGCTCAAGATCATCCAGTTTATCATACTGGTCTTTTCTGATATTTTCTTTTATAGTATTTTCGGCAGTATCAAACTTCTGTGTGTTAACTGCATTAAGAGCATTGACCAAGCCTTGACGGTTATTCCGTAACGAATGCAACTCCCGTTCAGCCGCATCAAACTTACCGGCTGCTACCGCATTAACAATATTGGCAATCTCTTGGTGATAGTCCTTCCGTGTAGGTATTTGCATATTGGCCGCATAGTCATCAGCCATAGCTTGTGATAGCGGTTTTCCAGGGGTAATGATTTGCTTTTCTTCCTGCTCAGGGAATTGCTGCAAATTTTGCAAGTCTTCTGCCTCGGCTACTTGCGCCACCGGAGTCTGTCGCCCTATAATACCGGCCTTAGAATTATCTGTTGGAGGGTCATTACTTTGTTGAGCATCCCCTTCATCCAGTAATTTATATCTCTGCCCGATTTCAATAAGGCCGGGAAGGTCTTTTTTGTTATCCTCTAAGAAGTTAATCTCGCTTATATCGTCGCTTTGGGCAAGTCTATCATCAACCCAGTCTTGGATTTTCTGTTGTTTTTCGCGTGATAGATTATTAGTCAGGGCAGTACTATTACCCGGAGAAATGTTTCCCATCTTACTTAAAACAGAGTTACGATAATCAAGCGTGCTCATATTACCGTCAGATAAATTTGCAAGCTGTTCATCCATCAAATCCGCCCTGCCAGGACCTGCGTGCCATGCAATAGCTACTTTGCCCCAATCACCGCCAAACTCATTATAGTATTCTTTCATCTTGGCATCTACAACGCGCTCTTGATTCTCAGGTGTCATAGGAGCGTCAGCAGGAAGGCCGGCGTTTTCGGCCCAACTAGGCCAATTGCTTTCCATGATCTGATATTTACCACGAGCCCTGTCACCATCAATCTCTGGCCCTATTGCATCATAATCACCGCCGGATTCAATATCAGTGATGGCAGCTTTGAAGGTTTTTAGCTGAGTATTAAAATCATTTGAGTGTGAATTAGAATTATTGGTATTTGAGTTATCGCTAGGACGGTTTTCCGGCAGCGAATTTAAAACTTCATTAACATTGTTATTAGCCCTAGATTCAATCGCATCCCCGATCCTTCCGGCAGCACCAAATAGGCCACCAGCTACACGCCCTAAGCTCCGTGCTTGAACCACATTCTCATCATTGTAACTCCAAGGCTTATTCTGCGCTAAAGACTGGATGATTTCTTGAGCGCCTTCCTGTTGGCCTTCAATTTCTGCTGCTGCACCTACACGCCCGGCGTTCATGAGGAGTCGCTTAGCCCCGCTTTTAGGTACCTCAAAAGGCAGCTTACCAACACCTGCTAAAAGCTCTGCCGTGTTCGTGCCTCCAAGCATAAACATATTTGCTGCAGTTGTGAAGTTCTTAGCTTTATTCGCCCTTACCGTGGCATCTGCGTCTGAGAGCCCTTCTTTTTTTGCTGCCTCATATTCTTCATTAAAAGCGTCATTGCCCTCCAAAGCAGCTTCGGGATATGCGCCTATTGTGCCAACATACCCGGCCCCAGCACCTTCACCGATCCACTTAGCTGCCTTCGCGCCCGCGCCCAATCTTGCCGCAATGTCAGCCGCGCCTTGATTAATTACTTGTGGATTACCATTTCTGAGCGCCGCTAAACCTGCAGCACCTAAACCTACGGAAGTTGGCAGCATTTCGCCGATGTTGGAGGCGTACCAATCAACAGAATACGGTTCATATCCCTTACCAAAATTATCATCATAATGCTGCTGAATAGATTCCCCAGTGTTAGATATGGCTTTGCTCAGTCCCGTTTGTTCTTCTTTCCATTCTTTAGGTGATTTGTAGCTTGGACGCCCCATTTCAACTATAGTATCATTAAGTCCTTTTATAGCTGTGCCAATACCGCGAATTACATGACCAGTAAACGGGTTTTCTGGACTTAAAATGTATTTACCAAATATGTCTGGCATGCTACTATTGGTAGGTTTATTATCCGGGTTCATTGGTAAATCATTTAATATATCATTAGCCGACTTATTTTCCGGCAAAGAATTTAAAATGTCATCTAATTCAGCCATTCAAATACCCCCTTTCCTACCAAACCCAACTGTCGTACGTATCTCCATAGCCCTTATCATGCAGTGCCTTCTTAATTTGTTCTGGGTCAGCACCAGCCTGCCGCGCCCTGTCAATCCATGCCGCAATGGGATTGTTTTGTGACTGAGAGTTGGAGTTCTGCCCCGTAATTCCATCCATAAATTGACTTCGTACATTTCGCGCTGAATCCAATTGCTGCTGTCTTGGATAATCTTTATCCATATTGACAGGATTTTTCGCCCAATCCGCATAGGCTTTTTCCTCTTGGTCAATTATCTTCATAATTGTTCCGATTTGATCCTTACTCTTCTGGCCTTGGGTTATACTTGGTTTGTTATATGTAGCCCAGAAATGACTATCATTTTGAGACGTAGTGGTATCAAATTCACGCTTTTTCTCACCAAGATTTTCACGGGATATCTGGCCTTGTAGTACCTGACCCGGCGTAAACGTGTTATTCCTGTTTTGCAGGTTAGTCACGCCAGCTCCGCCAGTACCGAGCTGGCTAGGCATCGTAACTACATCGATACCTTGCTGCCCACCATTGTTCCATTGGACGGCTTTTTGTTGTGGTGTTAAATCTTTTAAGAATCCAAGCCCATCCTTGCCAATCAAATTGTAATACTGCTGTATAATCTGAGCCTTTTTCACCGGATCAGGTTCCGTTTGGTACTGCCCTAATAGAGCAATAGCTTCCTGATCGTTATTACTCTTCATATAAGCATTATACAGAGGGGCTAACTTCTGCATAACTTCCGGACTGATATTGAGTTTAGCCATACCTGTCATAAGTGAAAGCGGACTGTTATTTTCAGCCTGCGATTGCTTAATATAGTCACCCAAACCCGTCAAACTAGTATCCAGATTATAGGTAGGAGCCTGAGTTGGGCCTACATCATGCCCCATATCAGAAGGACGAACAAACTGGCCGGCAGCCGCATAACCACTTTTTTTCATTTGGTCGGCTATTTTTGCAATTCGAGCATTACCCTCTAGGTCTATGAATCCCTGAATATTGCCATAAGGAACATCTTGCCCAGGAAGGTTATAACCTTTTTGCTGGCCATATTGCCTTACGGCTTGGGAGTCTGTAATGATTTTTTGCATTCTAGGATCATTGTTATCTAATCCTTGTGCCTGGTAATTTGCCCAATCTTTGTTTAGACTCAGAATTTTATTGGCTTGCGCATACCAGTCCTGAGTCTTCGTATAGTCTTGTTGCGCTGCGACCAATGCCTTGTTTTGGGCTTCTTGCTGAGAAATATAGTCCAGACCTTGTTGATATTGCTTATCTTGAGCATTTTTCGTAATCGCCGTAGATAAAACATCTGCAAGCGCATTTGCCCAGCCATAATTTTGTCCGTTCATCTTTACTCCCACCCCTCAACAGCTAACCCGTTGGCAAAGAATACACCTGAACCGGATACAGTAAAGTCGTAAACGGTATCAGGCGGTAGTTGGCTAATACTTATTAAATTGGCAGTACCGTCAATGGTTATCATGTCAGTATCAGAGTCAATATTATCAATACACATGCTACCTTTTGCGGTTACGAATGGTTGTGAAGCAGTACAAGGGATATTGCCTTTAGTGGTATTAACATCGTAAATGTCATTGAAACCTGGCGGCATAAGGTTTATTACTTCCTCAATGGTGATTTTTCCGCCATCAGTAAGTGAATAAACCTTGTCGCCTACTTTAATATCCTCAACCCTCTTGCCACCTTCAGGAGTGGAAATTAGCGTTCCTGCGGCAAAACACAACAATGCACTGCCTAATGTACCCACAGCTTGCCATGTGCTAGCCCCGCCATCACTGCCGCTGGTAGATGAACTAGTTGAACCGGTACCCATACGACCAGAATACATAGTGTTGTAGAGACTAGAAGCAGGAGAATACGAACTATTGGCATAGGTCATGTACTGGCTTGGTGTATAGTAGCTATTTTGCTCTGCACTGGCTGAATTGGATAGTATATTACTTGCGTTTGTAGCTTGGTTATTTAACAGATTGGAATAGGTCGCTAAATCACTGGAATAGTTCTTAGCCAACGTGTCAGAGGCATTTTGACTAATGTCATTTAAGGCATTGTTTGCCACACTAGAATTGAGTATGCCGCGTCTAGCAAGGTTAGATATGGTATTACCTACTGTACTTGTCAGATCGTCGTTAAGAGCTTGCTGTCGGGCTGCGGCATAGGAACTTGGTAACACGCCATTTGCAAGGTTCGAATAGCCACTGGTAACCCCTGACATGGTATTATTGTAGTTGCTCAGCAAGTTAGACCAATCATTGCTAACAGTGTTTCCAAGTAGGCTATTTGCTGTGTTTTGGTAGTTGGTAGCGTTGGTTATCCCATTATTAGCATAGTTGGATAGTTTGCCTTCCAGTGCAGCCTCTGTTGCTGTTTGGTTAGGTATTGTTCTCGATTGCACTGTTTTAGTAGTGCTGCCTTTGAACCTAATCCTTGATAGGCCAAGTTGCTTCAATTCATCCTTGCTGATAGGCGTCCATGTTTCTCTATACATTTATTCACTCCTCTCAGTTAACATCTGTTTCAAAATACCAGTACATTTTGCCATTAGGCTTTATACCACTTAGCGCAATGTTTATGCGCCCTTTAAATAACCGCATATAGGCGGCAGGACTGCGTGCTGTTGCGGTTCTCATGATCTTACAGCCTCTCTCTTTCGCCATTTCCATACACTTATCGTAAGCCCATTTGCCGTCATTCGTGCAAGTATGGTCGATTTCAAAAACTCCTTGCCATGAACGGTAACAAAAAAAGCCCTTATTAGGCTCAAAGTAAATAACAAAGCCGGGAAGAATTATAAACTCTTCGGCTTCATGTTCGTATTTGGTTATCCATTGTTGTAGGGTCAATCATCCCACCCCCGTCACCTCTCCCAAAAATAACCGCTCTCAGCGGCAGGGTTCGCGCGGCATATAATCACCCCATAAAAAAAGACGCTTATGCGCCTCTAATCAAATCAATGATATACCATAAATCAGCCTCGCGGTACTCGTTTTCTGGTTTATTTGGAGCAAAATCTGGATTAGCAGACATTAATAACGTATAATCATCTCCGTCAATGCCGTATTCTTCGCTCATCACTATATTACCACTTACATCAACAAGATTTATTTTTACGTGGATGTGTTTATTGGCTTTGTCCTCGGCAATACTTATAATATCCTCTTTTACAATCGCAATAGCCTCTTGTACTGTTTTGGTTACATTTACAGTTTTATTTACCTCTCTCACATTAAATCGCCCCCTTATTTAATCAAATGTGGCTTGGATAGCCGTTATTTGCACATTGCTTACCGCTGTTGTTGCATTTTCCGATAGATAAACTAGTTTGTTTGGCACGTCAATATCTATCACACAGGCTGTTGCAGATAGCCCTGATCCAGCTATAGCGATAAACATACCAGGTAGCAAATACTCAGATACAGCCGATACAGCAACGACATTACTTCCGGCTGTTGTTGTCGCTAGTACATTAGCACTATTTAGATATCCAGCATAAATACAACCGTGCAGGTTAGCAGATTTTACAGTAGTGGATGCCGTTGAATACACCCTGGTACCTGGAAACACACTATTACCAATTTTTCTCCTGTAAATTTGGTAATATGCTGATAAATTACTATTATCCTCTAGGGTAAAATCTTGCCCGACAAGTTGAATACCGCAAGGCGTACTCCCAACACCATAATTCGCCTGTTTTACAAACAACCCTCCCAATATAGTTTCGCTGAATCCTGTTAATGAATACCCTGTTGCGTTTGCGTCATTTATCATGTTTTTGCATCGAATATAGCTATTACCACTAATTGCGAAATTCGGAACAGAGGTTGCTGTTTCACCATTATCATAAACTGTTTCGACATTATTGAAGGTGTTGCCGGTTATCGTGATTTTTTTACCTTTGCCATATCCACCTGCAAAGGACACACCTTTTTTACTATCAGTTACTTTATTATTAGAAATCTTAACATTATCACACCCTTGTAATTGGGTAGCACTACGAAGCGTTGATGTAAGTTTATTCTGAAATACTTCTATCCCATTTACAAACTTACCAATTATACAATGACAATTATTTGTTGCAATTTCGTTTCCCGTGATAATGATATTTTGATGTTTTGACCAATCAATATCTGATTCTACGACTTCGGGCCAAGTCGAAAAAGCAATACCGATAGAACTACTTGGCGCATTTTCCAGTGTTTTTACAGTATTGTTGCGAATGGTAATATTTGTCGGGATGTCGTTTTGTCTCAGATACAAATATTCGAAATGAATGCAATTTGCATAACAATCGGTAATAATATTTTTCTCGATAACGACATTGTTCATTTTTCCTGCAAACCCCATACCGAGTCCTGCGGCGGGTTCTGTTGACGTATAACCAGTGATATAATTGTTTGTAATGTACACGTTTTCCGTATATTCGCCAGCAGCTATATTACGTTGAGTTTTATTTGTATCGCCTATTGCAATGGTATGTCCATCATTATTAAATTCGATTGCGTCCCCCTTAGGACTGCCTAAAAACTTATTACGGTTAATATGGATGTTTTTACACCATCTGCAATCATCTGCATAAATGCCGTATCCACCTTTACCTGTGGTGTTGTCAAAGGTGCAGTCTTCTATTAGTACGCCATCGATGTAATCATAAAGTGCAATTGACTGATAACCACCAACAAATGTGCAGTTGGTCACTTTAAAACCCGTCTTCTCTGTGGATGTACCCACAAAATGCAAATGGCGACCAGAATAAGGCTCTAAATTTTTCATTTTAAAGATAATGCCATCGAATTCGGAGTATTTAGTACAAGCAATACCGTTTTTCCAAGCAGTATCTCTGCCCCCGGTGGTATCGTTATCGGTTATGATTATTGCGTTGTGCCCTTGCCATTTCACCGGTACGGTAAAAACTAATGCAAAATCTGCAGGAAGCGCCGGTGTGCCATAATTCAATATGCCATAGTTTACAACAGGATTAATTAGGTATTCACCGTCAGGGAAAAAAACTGTGCCTCCGTTTGCAGCATCGGTCGCTGTCTGTATTGCTACTGTATCGTCGGTTACCCCATCACCCTTTGCGCCGAAAGACTTTACATTGACTACGTTTATAACGTTGAATGGTACAAAATCGCTCCCGTTAAAACGTTTTATTTCGCTTCCAGTCGGATTAATCCAAACCATGTTTTTAGTCGGATTATCAGGATGCTCAGAACTAGATATTATGTAATTTTTTGATCTATTGTTTCCCTTAATATTTTCACTTAGAATTCCCGTTGTACCCGCAGGGACAGTAATAGTAGTAAGTTTTACCGCACCATCAGGCAAAGTTGGGGCAGATGGATTCGATGTAGCCGTACCAGCAGCATAAGCTACCTGACCGCCAGAATTAACGTAAACCAAGTCAATCCTCGGCAACAACGCGTCAGCTGCTAAAATCGCCAACGCCGCTATTGCCGCAATTACAACCCTCTTTCCACTCGTCATGTGTACTATACCCCCTTCGACATATACTGACATATCGGGAGTATTCTGCGCCGAGACGGTAAGTCCTTCTATTACTCCGTAGCCGGTGGATTCGGCCATAACAACATTGGCAGGTGTTGACCATTGCCCACTTTGAAAAACTTTATCCCCTTCGGACGGATCGTAATATCTTACATTTTCTATGTAATCAGTCGGCTCTTGCTCAGAAAAATCAACAGTTCTCAACCGGTTTAGTTTGCTATAGATATCTGCGATACTGTCCTTTACTTTATTAAACCCCGTCTTCTTCCCGTCCCCAGTCTGACTTGTGTCAAGCTGGTTTACACCAGGTCCCCAATTAGCCACGTCCAATCACCGCCGTTTCTAGCCGAATTTGATCAAAAATAAAATCAGTTGAGCTAGTTATGCTCAACTGCAGATAGGGGACTCTTATTACATTGCTTTCACCGTGTTCTACCTGGTCATCGTCCCAGATAAGGCTATCATCGTTGCATATTAACTCATCATCATTGTAAATTAGTTGATCGCCTGTCAGTTCAACAGGAAATGATATCCCCGAAATTGATATATCCAAATCACCCGGATGGTTGTTTTTAACGACAGCCGCCAGGCGTTTTACTAAGAAATCGTTAAATCCTTGATACTTCTTACCAACAGCTTCAGCAAAAACCGGAGATTCATTATCGTATTGGTATTCCCGGCTCATCCAATACAGACTAGCTCCTTGGGCGACTACGAGACTGTTTTCCACTTCAATGATGTCAGTTATGGCCGCATCAAAACGCCAAAAAGTAGCCGCACCATACAGATAATGGTACACCAGAATCAACGGCAGCGCGTTCGGCTTAATAATAAGCTGTTTGCGGCTTTTCAGATTCCGAATCCAGGCAGTGTTTGGATCGATATTTTTGGCTAACCACTCTCTGATTTTAGGCGCAAAAACTTGCTGCCTGACATCGCCGTATCCCTGCACCCCGGATAGTTCCATGAGGCCTGACGTACTGAGAAATACTGCCGTATTCCCAATCTGCACTGCACATTCAGCATTGGCGGCGGTGTATTCTTTGGTAACCTCTACTACTGACCAGTCAGGATATTCCGATATCACCCGATAAATACCGAATGTCCGAAACACGGCTAGGTCAGTAAGTAACGGTACTACGGTCATGATATCGCCGGATTCCTTGTAGGCGACTTCTAGATCCTGTGCTTGCATGGCGTTGTTGCTGTCCTCTACCCAAGCTTCATTGCTGTCAGCGTCGCCGACTGAGGAGTAGCGTATATAATCCTGTCCGTCTTTGGATATGACCAGACGTCCAAAGCGGGAGAATACCATATTGCATTCCGGTGAATCCGCTAGTGTAGTCAGGGCATGGGCCGCGACCACCTGCAGTTTGCCACCGCTTGCTACATACACCTTGCTATCCCAGTAGCAAAACGCGGGCGATTCAAGACCGGAAAGTTCCCCTAGATCAGTGTAACTATCATAGTCTACAAGATACAAGTGTGTTCCAGCAGTCGCATATATAAAGTGATTCTCTGGATGGTCCCACGTTTTTCTGATTATTGCCGGCAGAGTAACTACCGGACTACCCAGCCTGGGACGCGACTGCAGCCGGCCTGTTTCCGGGTCAAGCTCCACATTCATACCTTTGGCCAGTTCATTGGCGGCAATGGCGTGCGCCGGGTCAGAGAAGTTAACACCGCCGCGAAAGTCGCTAAAATCCATGGTATCTTGTTGTTGATGTTTCGATGATCGTCGCAACCTTATCACCACCAAACTAAGTAAAATGCAGAATGCAGCGAGCCAGACCGGGGCTGCTGCGTGATTCCAATGCATAACCGATTTTAAAGTATTTAAAAACATCGACGTCGCCGTAATAAATGGGAAAATCTCTATCATCAGCCGGTATTACCTCCACATCCTGAGCGATCGCCTGACCGGCAACGTAATCAGTGTCTCCAGTAATAAACCCTCTGGCCCATTGTCCCCGGGTCACACTATCAGAGAAATACACATCAGCAATTCCGTTGACAACTACCCAGGCTTCCTCGCCATTCGGCACACCGCCTTCATAAAAAACGCCGATAGGGTTTGATTTATCCTGCGTAGCGAGGATTACCGCGAAATCAGTGTTTTCATCCGCACAAACAATATACCCCTTGCTGCTCACAGCACTAGTGTTATTGACCATTTTTACTGCAATGCCGCCTTCAACAGTCATCTTTGATTTAGGACCCCGTATCTCTTCGACGACGGCAAGACTTTTAGCTGAAAAATTTTGATTATTGTCTCCAGCAAGCTTTGCCTTTTCAACTTCCAATCTGTCAGCTTCTTTGTCAGATGTTGCGTAATAGCTTTTACCGCTATTATCCTTGATCTTAGGACTATTTTTCATCTTTTGAATCATCATATCTGTGTGACGCATTACTTACCACCCTTGGCAGCCGCTACTACCTGTTTTAGTTCAGCAACCAGTCTTTCATCTTGTGCCGTGTCATATTCATCACGGTTCAAAGCATATATGGCTGCTAACTGAATCAGGATATTAATATCTATGTCATTGAATGGTATAGTGTCGGAATCGCTATTTACGGACTGTTTGGTTGCGAAATAACGCAAAGTTACCGAAGTGCTACCATCAAGAATTTCAAAATTTAAACCAGATTGGTATAATGGATATTTTCCGGCCATCCTTACATAGTCAGAAGGCACCGTTTTACTTGTTGATGTTATTGTCACCGTATTAATAGAACCCGGATCATTCATTGTAATCAGTTCAGAACCCAAAAAGGAAATTGAATCATTCAAATACTGGACAAGTTCATCGCGCTTCCAATTCACGCCGCGTGAATCAGAAATTCTATCACGCAGCTTTGTTAAAAACTCAGATACAATCATAATCCACCTCACACACAAAACGGCATTTTCCGCTGCATATGGCTGTATTTACGTCGCTGCACCAGGTTAGCTATATCGTTATTTATCGGCCTGCCATCAATTTTGTTGCAGACAACGTCTACTAAATAGTCGACAAAGGTATCCGGTACCGGTAATACTTCTTCCATGTTCATTAGTTTCGCAAACGAGTGATTGTAATAGAGCGCAGCCTCTTTACCGATCACATACAGTTTGCCGTCAGTAATCCGGTACCCAAATTCGTCCAGCCTTCTACCAGCTGAATAAGGTTTTAGAATATTGCTATTTGCGACAACAGCTATGGGCCTTTGAAAATTGGCTGGCAGCTCTGCGTAACCATCATTATTGACCGGCAGTACAGCGTCTTTTTCAACAAGATCACTGTTCATTTCGCACAAACTGTTGTTAACTTGCCGAATGGCCAAATTGATCAGTACCAGCATCTCATAGTCACTGATTTTTATTACTTGCAAATCGTCAATTCCTACGCGAATAAGAATAGAAAGTTCTTTTGCGGTCACCTTCAGTCACCCCTTACAGATTCTGAGCAACTTTAAATTCTGGATAGAGTTTTAAAAACTTCTTGAAATTCTTCATAAATTCCGCTTCGTTTCCGGCTGCCCGGGCTTTTCTGGCTTCCATCAGCCAGGGATTCCATGCCCACATCCAATTTGGGATAATGGCCGCGCATTGCATGCCCCGGTCACCAGTAAAACCGTTCGAATGGTCACGGTATTGTTTTGCCAACCGCATAGCCGGAGTCATATCCATGACATTAGTAAGCAGATAAGTTCCGTTTTTCTTTCGCTCTAATTGTTGATGTAAAACCGCCATATTCCCTCCATCATAGATAGGAGGGAGCTTAACTTAGCTCCCTTCCCGGTTTTGTATTATTAGCCGCGAGTAGGTTTAATGTTGGTTAACGCGCAATTGGCCAGTGGGGCACGGCACATGAGAGTTACCCAGCTTTCGATAAATGCCTCAGTGTAAGTACCCTTTTTGGCAATGTTATCCGGCTCATGAGTACGGTCAAACCATGAAATACCCCAATGCTGCATTTCAAGAATATCAATTCGCGTGTTGTTTTGCAGCCGATGGGCAGTAAGATCAATAGTGCCGAAGTCGGTAATGTAAGTGTCCGTTACTTCCTGCATTTCCTTTTCCTTTTGGTTACGGTTCTTTTGGTTTCCAGTAGGTACGAAAGTAGAGAACCGGCGTTTGTTCCTACCGGACACAATAGCTGTATCAGGACGGCCACCACGATTAAAGGCATATTCCATTGCATAGTTAACATGGTCAGTAGTATAGGCTGTGTTGCCGCAATCGACTATGTTTTCCAGATATACGCTATGATCACCGGTACCGACATCAGCAATGTTAATTACATTGGTATTTTTCACTGCATCTTCGATTGTGGGAAAGATTTTAAACGAGTTGTCATCCACCTTATTAATGAAATACATCTCGTCAGCCGTAATCACAGCCGGCAATGTTTCCGTAGAGGTAAACATGACAAACATGCCAGTACGGAAACCGTGGTTAGCGCAAGTCACAATATCGGTATCAGCAGCAAAAGTGCAGGTTTTTGAATTGCGCTGCATGAAAAAAGGAATGCCACCTAGTAAATTGGAGTCTGAATTACTTGCCGCAAGGTTTTGGGTGGAGTTTTTCATTAATGCAAGCTCAATATCATTGGCATGCTGCCGGAACAACTTCTCTTTTTGGTAGTCAATTTCGGACTCGACACCCTGTTTCTTACGCTTTTCTTGAGCATCAGTAACGAATACACTGGAAAGTACGTGCTGGCAATAATTTTCAAGTCGGACACGCGGCGCAGATTCAACAGAAGTGAAGTCCACTTTTTCAGGATGGGCATTTTGTTGCGGAGGTTGGAGGCTATCAGTCATCCAAATCTTGGTCAGATCAATTGCGTCCTCATCTTCCTCCAAGTTGGTTAAGAGGTAGGTATTATCGGGGTCGATGTTACGAATAATTTGGGACCAGTCCTCCACGCTGCCTTCAGCAGTGAATGTATAGGACTGAGAAGTTGGTGCTGTCATCTATTTACACGCTCCTTTGATTTAGATTGACATGTTGGGTTAAAAATACTGCTCGTTCCCGCTTCGACATGCCGCGAAGTTGGGACCAGTCTGTAGGTTGTTTAACAGGGTTTTGGCCCTGTCCACCGTTTTCCACTACCGGGGGCTTAACGGACGGCTTCTGCTGTACCTGTTGTGGTGTCATAGGCACACCGTTTGCTTTTGCGTAATATTCCTGTCGAGTCTCGCTATAAAAGCCTTTCAATAGATCAATATCCCCATCGACAAGCCTTTGTGCCTTTAACCGCGAAATAGCATCCACAATAGGTGCTGCTTTGCTGAACGACATTTCCTGTAGCTTAGTGCCCATAAGTTCATCAATGGCGTTATAATTCGGGTCTTTTGTTGCTTCGGCATATTCTGAATTGAAACGGTTCGTAAGCTCCTGTTGCTTCTGCACTTCTTGCTGCTCCTGTTGCAGCTTAGCCTGCTCACTTGTCATTTGGGTTTGGACATGTGACATGATACGGTTAACTTCAATTTGCAAGGCCGCTCTTTGCCTCATATCATAATCGTCATAGTCCTCAGTTCCAAACATCTTTTTGACATTATCAGTGGCTAATGCCAAGACATCATCAACGTACTGCATTGGATTAGGTGGCGACTCCTGTACAGATGGATTTTCCGATTGCGGAGGTGTAACTGCTTTATTAATAATCTGCTGCAGCATGTCCCGAATCTCTGTATTTAAGTTGTTTTCACCCCCTTTTGCAGGTTCGGGAATAGTAGGCGGCATAAGCTGTGGATTTGCGGCAGAATTAGGCTCATTCAATTGGCCGGCAGGTTGGTTTATTGCCGTAGGTTCATTTACAGTTGGCTCTTGCTGTGCAGTTACAGGTTTTAACCGGGGCTTACCATTCTCAAAAACCAGCCCCAGTTTTTGTTTTTGCGGAGGCGTAGGCTCCTGATTAGTTGCAGGCTGTGGCGCTGGTTGCGGGTCCGGTTGAGCACTTGGTGCCGGTTGTTGGTCTACAACTGGTGCAGGGCTTGATTCAGGGCTTGCCGTACCATCCGGCATAGGTGGTGTATCATTAAATCGCTGCAACAAAAATTCATTGAATTTAAAATTGGGGGTAGCAGCATCGTTTTGCATGGTTTTTCCTCCTTAGTTGAATTTGGGCATAAAAATAACGGCCTATAGCCGCTTAATTAACGATCTGCCAATCTTCCGCAAGCATATCTACTTGTGATGGATTCCATCCGATAGTAATTGTTCCGTCAGCTGCCTTCATATCAACATGACTTCTAATTTCAACACATTCGTCACATTCTAACAACCTTTCGCCATATAGATGTTTGACTGTTTCCGATTTCAAATTAACTACCGGAACAATACTGCCTGTAGTTAAATAGATGAACATTCCCTTGCCATTCCAACCTTTACGGCATACCTTGAAACCATTTTTCATGGCTTCCACTGCAAACCCAAATGTCATACCATCGGTTTTGCGGTTTGAGTCTTCAAAGATTCCTTTTGGTGACCAAGAAATATATCCATCTTTATATTTCACAAGATAGCCTTCGTCGTTTGGATCTTCATCCTGCGGAATAGTCCATCCTTTGAATTTGTTATAATCGCCCCGCGTCATGGGCTCAGCTTGAATAATTTTAACTCCAATGTACTTATCCATTTCTATTCCCCCATATCAAATTAATTATTGTTTCTTTACACCAATTTCAAGCTTCCACCAAGCTGTCCACGCAACGCTGCAAGCACTTCGTCTAAACGCTGGTTATAGTCATTTACTTTAACTTGAATATGACTAAGCTCCAAATAAACTGTAGTCTCGTTAGGACAGGGCGCCTCAATAGAACCTGAACAGGTTTCAGCTGGTCGCGGACAAAAGACAGTATCTTCAATCTCTGCCAGCAATTTATTCGTACGGTGCAAACTATCACTAATGTCTGCAAGGCATTCGTTAATTCTTCCAGTTGGCATGTCCTTGGGCTCACCGCACTTGGCCCCTAGTAGACTGCTTGTGTCGATTTGCTTCCCCTGTGTTCTGTCATACATTATTTATCCTCTCCCTAAATAAAATTAACGGCTATTCGCCGCCTAATCACTAAAATATTGGACACATAACACGATCATTAATATGATGAAGAGAGCAACTGATTCCCAATTATAATGAGCAATATAAAACACAGTACTCACTCTCCAACCTAAAATAATAATCAACAGGGTATTAGCCTTCTGTAAGGTCCCCTCCCTATTTCTTCTTAGGCTTAAGTTTCTTAACACTCACCGCTACACTCCCACACCGCAAAGCAGATTTACTCATTTTAGCCATGTCACTCACTCCTTTCAGCGATCTTCCCTTGCACTATATCCTGCCTTAACTGCCCGGCAAAGGCATTGGCCGCAAGTAATTTCTGCTTTAGCCATTCAGTATCCCTGTCATTAGGGTCCTCCAACTTGCGGTAAATTCCCTGTTTGTACTCCTCCAGCCACTTGCCCAGGTATTCCTGCACTTGCTTGGCTAACTCCGCTTTGGTTGACTGATCCCGGAGGCGAGTTTCCCGGGGGGTTGGTTTGGGCATTCTGTGTACCTCCTAACGCTTGAATAATCATACTTTTAATTGCCATAAGCAGTTGTTGCGGCGGAATTCCTTGTATTTCAGCACTTACTTGCTGCTGAATTTGCGGAGGAAGCCTCTGTGCGATTTGGCCTAATACCTGTTGGAATTGTTGTGGATCTTGAATTTGAGCTAATTGTTGTAAAATTTGCGGAGGTAAAGACTGGATGACTTGATTTAGTGCGCTATTTTGCTGTTGCTGCTGTAACATCTGCTGCATTTGTGCTGGGTCGGTCAGTAGGTCGTTAATATTCTTGAGGCCCATATTCTCATGCAGCGTCTTAGCAATGTTGTACCAGTTTTGAGGCGTCACAATGCCCATTTGGGTGAGCATCGGGTATAATCCACCAATCAGATTCATAATCATTTGGACTTGAACCTCTTTGCTGCCGGTACCCATGCCGACATTGACATTTAAATCAAAATCTCCAGAAAGTTCTTCCGGGGAAACACGCAGCGAGTCACCAGTTAAGCGGATAATTTGCTCCTGATCGATAAATTTTTGATTGAGTTCGATAAGGAATCGTACAACAGGCAACCAAACAGTTTCCGCAAAAATCCTGGCAATTAGCTTGATGCGCTGGTTGGCTGCACCCATGATTGCCGATATCCCTGTAGCCGTTTTATTGAGCGAATCAGCATCCAAACCCTGGTTATACCGTGTTACACCGGTTCTGGATTCAATCTCTCCCTGGATATTTTCAATCAGTTTAAAGGTTGGTGAGGCAAGTTGTGCGATAGGCGCATGATAAATAGCTAGGCGCGGATCACCTTGAACCGGTATAATCGCATCCCCGTCTAGCATGGCGTCAATATCAACCTTGTTAGCGTCAGCGAACGTCTGCGGGTCATTATTTTTTGCCACATTAATGATAACTTGCCGGGTTAAAGCAGTTTTTAGGTCTTGTAACTGTTCAAGAATATCAGCTAAACTATCATCGGCAACGACTTTATACGGCTCCACAATGCTGCTGAACACAAAAAAAGGCGGCTTTTCGTATGTATTAACCGCTATTCTTAGTGGTGTATCGCCTACGGAATGAACAATGAGCTTTTCCAGTAATCCATCATTGTTATAATCTACGGAAATATAGCTTTCGTAGAGTTCAACGTCTTTTCGCGCTTTCCCCTGGCCTTGTGTACTGCGATATTTCTTAAGTTGTGGATTCTGCTTTAGCTCTAACTGAGTATATTTAACATTTGAAGAGGCTTCCAAAGCCTTTTCTACGTTCTGATAAACGCCTTCCTGTTGCTTGCGCCTCAGATAGTCACCATTAACTATCTTTCTATGACTGACATATTTGGCATCATATAACCTCCGGGCATCCGGGCTAAATCGCAGTTCACTGGCTGGTATATTCTCAAGCACCGGTTGATTGGTTTTGAGGATTATTTCGTCATATTGGACGGCAAATAGGTCACTTGTAGGTACTATTGGCTGAATATCAATGATCTCTACTTTCCCTGCCTGCTCCTCCAGTAAAAGTTGCTGCATCATATCGGCATTAACCATACCTTGCATCCGATTTCGCTTTTCTTCCCGTTTCCAATAGATTTTAGTAGCAGCAAAATTCGACTGCAGCCCCTCTTTCAGAAACCAAAACAGGAACATGAAGCCGTCATTTTTCTTATCAATTTGAAATTTAAGAAGACTTTGTACCTTCTTGGCCGCTGGGTCATCATCAGGCATGGTTCCCTGAACATCAACTGGCTCCTGCGCGCCATAGAACATCTCCATAAGCGCCGGCATAATCCATTCGATAGTTGATTTAACATCCTGGCTGCACCAGTTTGATAGTTCAGATAGCTTCGGAAACTTTTTACGGTAGTGATCAACACTGGCATCAACGATATTTTTTCGCCGCAGGAGTTTTGGCTCAATATCGCTGGTGTAATATCGATCCGCTTCCTCTTTGTCTTTCTTGACTTGAGACATGATAAGCTCTATTTGCTCTTGTGATAGTGTATCTAGGCTAATTTCCTGTTCATCCATGATTTCAGCCCCTATTCCGTAGTTTCCATGGCACGAATCGGAACACCAGCAGTATCGCTTGCAACCCAAATACGGCAATCAGGTTTAACATCGCGTATAAATTCGGTTCCGGCAGCAACAGGATAACCATCCGTAATTGCCTGAGTTGGGCTTTCCAGTACGTAAACCACCTTGCTTGCATCAGACATGTTTTTAAAGCCGACTCCGTTCCTGCCTTTTTTAGCAACGTTTCCTGTACATAGTTCAATCGGTGTTATACCGACAGTCTTTGCCTTACAAAATATCTGTGAGAATGGCATGTTCATGCGATCATCTCCTTTTACATCGCGCCTGATTTGCGCATTTTGGTTCGGTCATGTTTAACCGCAATTAAGTGTCGCATAGTATAAAGACCATACCGGGTACCGTCCACGGCATGGTCATTTTGTTTTAACGGCTTATCTTCACCCCGCTGCTGGGCTTTGATATCCCAAGAATATGAGGACATTTCTTTTATCAAATTCGTGCAGCTTTCATGGATAAAGTATTGACCATCGTTTAACAGGTTACCTACATGCTGAATCCCTTCTAGGACAGCATTGTCGGCTTCTATGACGGTGAATCCGTCCTTCCTAAATTGGGTTATCAATGCACTGGCAGCCGGATCGCAGATTATTGGCGGCCTCTTCCCTTTCGTAAATGCAAGCATGTCCTGCGAATACTCCCCGGTCGTCTTTTGAATGCCAGTCTCCCGGCTCGCGTAATAATACTCTCGGGACGAATAAAAATCCTTACCATCGAATCCTTGCCAAATATAGGCCGTAGGATTACCGGTACCGTGGTCAACAGCAACCCACTCGGTTGCAAATCTATCTGGAACTGTTTTAACGACATGTTTTTCCTCGTTAAACATATCAAAGATCATCCCTTCGGCCATTTTCCATAACCCTTTAATGTATCGGTCGTAGAAAACGCCAAAATACATACGCTTATACCGATCTTTCACCTTCGGGCTAAGCGACAGGTTATCATCCATCGTGAAATGCAGATAGATGCCATTCTTCTCGACAATCTTCTCTATATACTCAACCTTAAACCAGTGATACGGACCAGCCGGATTGCAGTTGAACCAAAGTTTGGCACCTTCGACTGAACAACGAGCCGTTGCCTGATTTACAAAGGATTCCGGCATAAGAGCCACTTCGTCGAATAGCATGCCGGCCAACGTAATACCCTGAATCAAGTCTTGTGACCGTTCATCCTTGCCACCGAAAATGTAGAAATAATTTACTTTCTTCCTGTACCGTATTTCTACCATGTTGTCGTTTCGGTGTTCTTTGACGCGGTATTTCAAGGACTTGAGCATTTGTTTAAGCGGTGCCAAAACATTTCTGCGGAATGAACCAATAGTCTTGCCTGACATGCCCAAATTCTCGCCGTCGAAAGTTTCCATGCCCCACTGGACAAAAGATAGCGACATCGACACAGTCTTACCGGATCGGATAGCGCCATCGGCAATAATAATATCCTTGTCATATACCGGCGAATTGGGTAACCACCAGGTTAACACTTTAAGCTGTTTTTTAGAAAACGGCTCAAACTTAAACGGCGTTACTTTAAGAGCCATTGTCCCATACCTCCGGGACTTTGCCTTTTAAAGCTTCAACAAAATTTTCGCCGCCGTCTGCTTCGGGATCCCCATCCTCACCCTTAAGTTTAGCTATTTCGCTCCGCAATTTATCAATCCGCAACTGCTGTTCTTCCGTAGTCTTTTCACTTCGCAACAGCTCATCATACCGGGCAAGTAGACCGTCTAAAGTTTTCATGGCCACACTTTGAGCTTTCAGTAAAGTTGCGTGCTTGTCCCAGGCAAATTGCAGTTGATATTCTTTTTCCCATGAATCGCTGTGGAGACCACTACTTTCTTTCTCACGCTTTAACACCTTGGTAAGATCATTCTGGTCCCTAACAAACATCAGTCGCTGAGCCCTGGCTATAATACCATACTGCAAGACAATATTTTCCCACAGAATCTCCAATGGACTCTTGATATTGATATCCTCAATAATCTCGCGGGTAAGTTTATCATCAGGAAGAATCTTGGCGAAGAACCCATGTTTCTCGGCATTTTTGTTGCCGGGCAGCGCATACCCACCCCGATTGCCAACAGCATTTTTATTGCCCTTAGGTGGACCATGGCCTTTTGCATTTTTGTTTCCGAATGGTGGGCCTATCTTCTTGGATTTAGTTACGTTATTATTCGCGTGATTAATTACGCTACCGGTTTCGTGATTAATCACGTTATTATTCAGATCCCATTTATCTTGCTTTTTCCATTGGCGAATTTGGGCATCAGAAACACCAATTTTCTCTGCAATTTCAATAAGCGGTATTTCGCCGCCACTATCTTTCCATATTTCAAAAGCTTTATCTCTTTTGGGACTTCTCCCTCTCGGCACTTACAAGGTCACCACCTCCCGGCTCGGTATCGTCACTATTTCAGCACCCCAGTCACCCGGCTACCCTTCTTTCCTCTTGGCAGCGTAGGCGGGTGAACAATGGCTGTAGTTGTTGGCACTGGCTTGGGTTTTGTTTTATCATTCACGGTATCGCCTCCTGTTTTTGGGCATAAAGAAACCGTCCTATTCGGACGGTTTCTTTATTTCTTACCTTGTCTTAAACATTTTGTGATACTTATTGAGAACTTCGTCAAGTTGCTTACTAATTTGCATTACTTCTAAATCTGAAATGCCTTTTTCAAGAACTAACTTATTTAGCACTTGGCGAAGATTCTCAATTTGACTTAATACTTCGTCATAATCTCCCATGTTTTCCCCTCCTTCCCTGATAAAGAACAATTTACCAGGAAAAAATAGAAAATTGTGAAAAACTGATTAGGGGGCATGAAAAAAGAGCCTTGCGGCTCTTGACTCTTACTGCACTATTCTACATCCACACCAAGTTTCACTTTTACAAACTCTTTAAATAACTTCTCAGAATCAGCTATTTGCTTAGCGTCCCTAACGAGTTGGATTCTTTTTCCCATGTCAGAGCAAGTACAATCAAATGGCATATTTTTATTACAAATTAAGCATTTCATTATATCAATCCCCCTCTATGGAAAAATTCTACACAAATCAATATTCTCCTACATTTTGTCAACTTTAAAGGACAAAAATATCATACCAACTAAGTATAACTACTAAAATTGGTGCTTTTTCTTTTCGGGGCATAATAAAAGCGCCCCGACGGACGCTTGGTGTTATTAATTCAGTACAATTTGATTGCAAGTTTTGTGTTTAGGCAAATGTTTTTTTAAAAGACCTATAATGTTTAACACGATAATCAACAATAAAAGGATATCCATAAAGCTATCCAAGCAAATCGCCTCCAAGCTGTATTCTTCCCTACTAAGTGCGATATATACACAAAATTACCGCCAGCGACTTCGAACGCTGGCGGATTGGTTTTATTTTTTCATTGCGTCTTTTAATATTTCCGCAAAAGAAACAGGCGATTTCTTTTTCGTTTCTTCTTTTGCCGTAGTGTTTTGTTTGAAATTTGATATACTTTGAATAGGTATAATTTTTAAATCCATATAAATCGCCCTCCTTGACTTATAAGTTAATTTGTTACAATAATATCGTACTAAAATCCTAGTTTCTTAAGACTAAAGTCCTATGTTTGGATCAATTTTCCTGCAAATAAAAACAGACCCCCCAATTAAGGAAGGTCACTTTGTTCTGTATTTCACAATATATAGTCACATCTCTAATTCAGATTTTAGCACTTGTCAAACCGAAATGCAAGAATACCAATGTTATGTAAATATATCAAGTTGATGTTTTAAGTGCCGCATCCAGACGGTTACCGGAAATCTTTGTCTTACCAGAACTTGCCGCTAACTCCTTATACAACTGAGTAGTTGATTTCTTTTTTGCGGGCTTCTTGCTCCCCTTGCTTTTGCTGCCGCCATTAAGCTTGCTATGTGTAGTTACTAGTGTGCCATGAGTAGTATCTTTATTCCTATCACATGGCAGCTGCTTCTCAAACTCTTCGCGGATCGTAGCCTTATCGCTAACCTCAGTATTAAACGGCCAAATCTCCGTCCCGCAATCCGGGCAGCAAAGGTAAGCATCCTTCTTGTAATATATCATGCTTGACTGGCAGCTAGGCACCGGGCAAAGCATGTCCCTGGGTACGAAGTTATTTCTAAAATCCCCGCAATCCTTGCATTTCTTATGCTCTGCGTGATTAGCACTCCAATAGATACAATTGCCACATCTCTTATTATTCATATGTACCCCACCCCCAAATAATATAAACGGGTAATAGGGCAGACTAGCTGCCCTTTATTTAATCTAACTCATGTCCGCAATATGGACAAAATTTTATTTCATGACAAATTATTTTCTCTTCAAGCGTGTTCATATGCTCAATGTGGTGCCAAAACCATCCATGCCTATTATCTATCAGCAGCGTTTGTATAAATACGCACTCGATATTTTCTATTGCTTTACATTTATGCTCTTTTTCAAAACTCACTTGAACCGGCATATCAATACCCCCGCTCGTCCTTAAGCTCGTCAATCAGATCCCGCACCTGCTCAAAGGTCATATTGTCGAAGTCATAGTTATCCAGGTCATAACCAAGCTCATCAAGTAACTGCTCTGCGTAGCTAATCATCCTGTCTGTCGCTTTGCCTATTATCTAGATCCCCACCCCTCTTCCACTAATTTGTAATAAACCTCTTTTCGGTCTCCACCAATGTCAATTTCTACATGCAATAATTTTGGTGCTCTCGGCCCTGGGCGATAAATCTTTTCAAATACCTTGACGAATTTGTAATGGCTATCTTCGCATTCTTTGGCTTCTTTCCGGTTCTTAAATTCTTGGCCGCATTTACTGCAGTAATAGGTAGTTACAGATCTAACCATCCTGGCGCCTCCCACTCCCAAAGCCGCTGCCGTCCTTTAGCCGGTATCGGATCAATCGAATGCACATTCTCCAATATCCATGCATAGCGTCCAGGAGTCCAGTCACCAAAAGCAAATTCTTGTTCAGTTGGTACAATGTATTTGCCAAAATCAGGGTCGTGTTTATCTTCCGTCATTGATTCCGCTCCAATATTAATGTTTTTGGCAATATCAATGTCCGTTCCTGGATGGTGAACGATGTAATAGCAATCTACTAAATCAACTATGGCAATCACAGCACCAAGGGGTAAATCATTACGGTTTCCATATCCTAGATCATCAAGAGCGTTCCTGATTGGATCTACAAGAGACAAATTCCAAAGTTTACGGTCAAACCTTGCTCCCGCATGAATCGCAATCGGCCCCCGATACTTAGTCGCCCAGTTCCGTGTCTCTATCTGTTTTTTACCGCAGGCTATTAAGCTTGCCCACGGCTGCAGGATTGTTATGGCTTTCATGGCATGTCCTCCCCCTTATTTGTCTTGGTTAGGACTGATTAATCCGCCGCCTTATAATCCCTTGGAGTGCAAGCCTTAATATAAACACAAAGCTGCACCCCGTTTGTCAGACAAACCGAAATCTCATCATCAGCAGTCTGCCTGACATCCTGGATTGCCACGAACCCTGGAACATACTGTTGGGCAAATGCCGGGGCTTGATTTTTAATGGCCGATAATGACACTGGAGCTCCCAGTACCGGCGGCACCTTTCGCTCATACCAGGAAGCCTCCTGGATCTCTTCCTGACAACTCTTCGCGATAGCTGCATCAATGGCCGGTTGTAAATATTCCGGAGGCTGAACATCCCATCGCTTGGCCTGCTTTACATGCCGAACTGCAAATACCGCATTATCCTCCGCATCGATGTCGCCGGTAAACTGAGCAATAGTGACCTTATACACTGTTGTTCGGCTGCGCTCAACCAGAATAACATAATCATGCTTCTGCAATACAAACACCGCGTGGCCTTTAGTCTCAACCTCTTCGGGTTTTGGTATGTAAGTAGCAATCTTCTTGCTGCCATCATCACGGCAGATAATCTGTGCCACTCCCTTGGTTTTGCCAATTGCGCCGCCGGTCTCTGGTACTGCCGGCAAGCCTGTTTTTGTACGAGTCACCTTGATTGTTAATTCCATGATTCTCTCCCCCTCATTATTTGTGTCGGTTTCCCTACACGCATGCAAGAAGTTAACTTTTCACAACTGCTTCCGAAGTTGTCAGGCACTGCATTACCCTACCGCTTTCCCTGGGCGCAGATTGTATTTAGCCATGTAAAATGCTGGCCTTGACCACAACCGCGCAAATCGTTTCCATTCCTGACTGTATTCAATTCGTTCCACCGGCTGGTATAACTGAGCAAAGGGCATCATTCCCGCTTCGCATACTGACAGTAATCGCACCTCATTCTTTTGCATATCGTCACCAATCAGGACATAACAGTGTAAATGATCTCTCTTGTATCCCGCTGCCAACAATCGCGCTGCTGCTTTTCTGATCGCTGGTATTGCTCCGTCATGGTCAGCAGCAAAGAATAGTTTTCGGATCTTTATGCCTCGCATTTCTTCAATATCCCAATCAGTAAGTCGTGCTGCTTCAAGACCACCTTTAAACTCAATTGCCTTTTGCTTTTTCAGCATGTCGTAGGCTTCGCGTCTATGCGATTTCGATTCAGCAAGAAAGTTATTTGCATTCATGATGTTTCCTGGTTGGATCGACAGCTCTCTGAGCTTACCTTCACGCTTCGGAACAAAACAGAATCCGCAATTATTTGGGCAACCTCGGCTAGTAAACGTTACTCCTGGTCGAATATACATCCCCGGAATAAATTCGCCACCGGAATTTCCGAATGCTGGCCCGTCCAATAACACCGATTTATCAGTCCTGCCTTGCCATTGAAACTGCAGTTTTTTACACCGCTCTATATCCCATGTAAACACGCAGCAGACATGCACCGCATCATGGTCTGGAATGAATAGTCCGGGTTCTTCGAAAAATGCCATATCATCGGTTGGAGTAAATGAATTTCGATGTGGGAATACCCGAATTACTTTGTTCACATCATCACCCGACCCGATCACAAAGGCATTTAATATCCTCAATGCCTTTGGCCAATATGTACCTGGCTCCATGAACTTCCACATCAGCCTGAAATTTCTTCTGCGCACTGGATTGATAGCCCTTAGGCTTCTTGACCTCAATGTACACCGTAACCCCGTTACGAATGGCGGTCAGGTCAGATAAGCCCTTATGGCTTCCTAACCCTTGGTGATGCCTAATCACAAACCAGCCATGTATCTGCAAGTATTGCCTGATACCGCGCAGAATTTCAGTCTCTGACGGTTCAGGCTGTTTTTGTATGCGTAAAAAGTTATCCATTGCATTCTCCCCCAATCAACTACAATCAAGCAATCGTTCAATTTCCGTAATAGCAGCTAAAACAGGATATATCTGCTGTGGCATTACAGTGTTTCCAAGGGATCTAACACGGTCCACCCCTCCGGGAATCCCATGTAAGCTTCTGCATAGTCTGGATTTATGTGAGTCAAATCGTCTTTCTGCGTCCTGAAACGACTTGCTAATTTGTCGGACCGATATGTCGGGCTGCCATAAAATCTGTTGCTTGATACCCCTTTCCATTCGCTGGCTGTCATTGTGGGCCACAGTAAAGACTCTATATCTTTGGTGTCTGGCACCGACACTGCAAGCTGGAATAATAAACGGTTGCGCGGTGTAGCCGATACTTTCCAAGTCAGATAACACACTGTCGAGTCCCAATGAGACGTGACCAATAACATTTTCACCAACAACCCAAGGGGACCGTAATTCTGATACAATGTCGAACATATACGACCAGAGTGCACGGTCATCTTCCTCGCCTCTGCGCTCCCCGGTAAGACTGTATGGCTGGCAAGGGTATCCGCCGGCCACAATGTCAATTCCGCTAATTCCTGCACGTTCTAACACTTCCTTCGTGAGTAGTCTTATATCCGGGAAAATCGGCACTTCCGGCCAATGCTTATGCAGCACACGCTGGCAAAATGGATCTATTTCGCAAAAAGCAACAGTCTCCATGCCTGCCCACTGAGCAGCCAAATCAATGCCACCTATGCCGCTGAACAGTGATAATAACCGTAATCGCCTCATGCTGTTTTACCCGTTTTCTTGCATTCACACAGCTCTACCTCGCCGTCCTTATTGCCGACAAAGCCGCTGCCTCCACACTTAGGACATGGCGGCAGATACTTGACAAAAATGTGCTCAGTCAGGAACGTATGCGGCATTTTTATATACTGCTCAGCAGTACCTTCGACCCGGACCTTAACAGAGTATTTACCAGCTGCAACTATCAGATCAATCGCCCTGTATCCTTCGTCCAACACGATTTTCCAAGCCTCCACTGCCCGGGGTTTACCGTTTTTACGCGGATAAGCCTGCCAAAACCGTTCAAACTCTGCGGATAATTCTAACGATTGACCACCATCGATCAATGTCACTGCTGTTTCCTCGGCAGCATTCCCCTCGCAACCCGAAGGGTATAAGTTATCCACAGATTGACCATCCGTCCGTCCTATAGTTGGATTGGAATAGTTATTTGGAATAGTTATATTGGTATAGTTAGGGTAAACGTCATTTACCACCCCTGGTAAACGTGGTTTACCACCCTGGTTAATGTCATTTACCACCTGTGGTAATTCCTGTTTACCACCTGGTAACTGTGGTTTACCACCTAGTAAACGAGAGTTACCACCTTTATCCACAGTTTCATCCCATTTTAAATGAGGTAAATAATACTGATTATTGTCAGCGTCACCACAACTCGATTTCTTTTTTGATACTTTTACAAACCCCAGCTCGTCCAGCATTTGGATACATTTAATAAGTTTAGGTCGGGATATGCCGCCCATCTCCTGAAGAGTACGAAGGGACGGCCAGCATATACCGTTTTTATCTACATACTTAGCAAGTAGGCAATACACGCCTTTTTCATAGAAACTTAATTGATCTATGTCCCATATGTCTGTTAGCCGTCCCATGTCTCACCCCGCTTACCTTTAGAACAATTGCCCGGTTGAAATAAATGTCGAGTACATATTTATATATTTCTGTTTTGATTCATCACCACTATGAACCTTGATATGGCAATCTGTACATAATGAGCAAATATTAAACGATATGTTAGGCCCGCCGTAAATTAATGGAATGATATGATGAAAGTTTCCTTCAAGAAAAGTAATGTAATATCCACCTTCACCATTTAATTCAAGTTGTTTACCGCACTGAATACAATGCAGTCTATCACGTTCAATAACTTTTAATCTTTCTGAGTTTGGAATTGCTTTTCTAATTAACTTTCTTTTATTTGGTCTTGCCACCGTCTCACCCCACTACCTACTGGCACTTTACTCAAACATCACTGTTTGGTCTGGATTTTCTTTTGTTTCCGCTTTGCCTGATACCCACCAATCAAACATTTCCTTGCCATTGGCTTGTCCGGATTCGCGCCCGCGTTCACGATTACGCTTGCAGGCTTTTTCAAAAGCATTAATATATGCCTGTGCTATTTTAGGCCACCGCTTGGCATCTTCCAACATCCCAACAGTGTTGCCCATAGGGCACATTACACAACCAATTCTTTTCTGACCTTCGTCATACAGGGAACAATACGGCAGTTTTCGCAATTCGATATATTCCCAAACATCTTCATTCGACCAATCAATAATTGGATGAAAGTATCGTTTAGAGTTATCGTTATAGCACTGTTCAACCATTTTACGTTTTGACCGTCTAACACTTTCCGCCCAGCGGACACCTGTTACAACTACACGGCCCTTACCGCCACTTTCTTTGACTTCAGCACAGCAATAACGTATTTTTCGTGTAGGTGGGAACCCTTTATGCGCTATCAGTTCCCACATTGTTCTCCTTGGCCTGTGTACCTTGATTTCAAGCCAATGTCTAGGTAATTTATTTCCGGTTAATTTAGCTGCTCTTAAACGCTGTCTGTAACGAACTTTGCGACCTTTTACTTTATAGGTTTCGCGAATAAACTGTACCAACTCAGGCGGGTCAACTGTAGTCAGGTTGTAATGTGCGTCATACTTAACACCGGCACGTTTAAGTAAATCCAACACTACAATACTGTCTTTACCACCGCTAAACGCCACATAATACCCTTCTGGCGGCTCAAACTGCCGTATTCGGTCTATTGCTATCTGTATTTTATTCCGTACACCAAACAGCGTATTTTCTACCAGCATTCCCTCACCCCACCGCCTAGCATTGCGGGAGCCTAAGCCCCCGCCTCTATCTGCTTCTGTTTATGGTCTAACTTGTTACCATCTACATATCCATGGATATAAGCTTCATAATCATTAGTAACCTTTGGCGCCTGTGCCTTTCTTGCTTTTACGGGGTTAAACTTTTCTTTTGCCACTACTACTTCAGTATCTTTAATCAATATCAAACCCCACTGATTCTTCTTTACCTGCTCCTTGAATTTAACCATTAATCCTTCTAAAAAACCTTTAATATAGGTATTCTCATGAGTTGTTCCAAGCTCTCTAAATCGCTTACTATTGTGTTTCACAATTACAACAGCGTGCTGGAAAACCGCTTTAGCGACTTCGATATCTGTTTCTCTACTAATAAGAATGAAATTACGTCTACGAGTACGAGATAATTTTTCTTCTAGAACTTCGCACCTAAAATTTTCGGCAAGTATTGTAATTAGATACTTGTACCACCATGGAGTAGAAGCAAACTCAATTGTTATGTCTTTTACAGCAGGCTTTGGAATGGGTTCAGTTACATCATCCATAGTCAAATCATTTTCCATTAATAACTGTTGAGCCTTGAGTAGTGCTGCGTCAGCTTCACCATTGAAATTACTTTTCGATAAGTTGAATAGTTTACGAACCTTATCTATGACCTTTTCTTGATCCGCGTCCACTTAGACATCACCGCCTCTTTTTTTCACTTCTCGCAATCAGTACGCTTACCACCACAAGCTCAATAGCCTTTTGCGAATCGAATTCTTAACTACTTCACAAACTAGATTTGAGGTGATAGTTATGACTTATAGAGCTAATGGCTCTTATCTTAGATTCCAGACTAATCCTAAAACATCCATAAAACTTAATTCCGCCAGCAAGGCAATGGATGCTTTAATTACTGAAAACAAAGATAAAGCACACTTACGTGATGAACCAGCTGTTAAGTCAAACCAGAATGTTTATGACTCATTATCGGAGTAAAATTAATTAACGCCATCTAGCTCCAATCTCATCTGATTCCGGTCCATCTCTTCTTTTGCCTTTTCGGCTTTATATTTACTATGACACACTCTTCCATAGCCCAGTTCCATCGCTTTCGGAGTCCGGAGCTTCCGGCCGCACCGTTGGCACTGGACTGATTCGGTCGTGGTTTTCACCATGACTCTCACCTCCGCATTTTTGGCAATCGCCCAGGTAAGGCGATCCACTCGGATGCTTGCACCGCTCACAGATAGCCGATATGGTCCGCCACTCCTTACCGCATTTTGGGCATCGCATATGTACCATCGGGCTAACATATCCCGTCTGTATGCCCTCAACACGGCAAACCATGCAGAATGTCCTTGTTGTCTTTCCCGGATGGCAACGCATACAGTTTCTCACGCCACCTTCACCTCTGCCGCTGTTCCCTCCTCCGTTGCCGGATGAAACTCAATACGCTCACCGAACGCCTCCTGCACAGCTTTGACATGGCTGATAACCAGAACCATACCAAACCTATTAGCTACACTCTGAACAGCTTCAATGACCATGGGGAGGAACTCATCGCTCTGGCTTCCAAAGCCTTCATCGATCGTGAGCCAGTCCACCCGGGCGCCGGCACGTCTGGCCAACATTTCAGCCAGGGCAAACCTAATTGCGAAATCAATTCGCAGCTGCTCGCCACCGCTGTAGGTTTCGTAGATCCGTTCCCCGGCCCAGTCACCGACAATGATGTCTAGCGTTTCAGCCATTCCAGACCGACTCTTGAGCTCTTTCTGCGTTTCAAAGCGGAGATAATTCTTGCCACCGGACATTAGGCCTAATATATCATTTGCGATGCGTTCTAATTCTGGTACCGCGTTCTCGAGAATAAGAGCCTGAATACCATCACGACCGAAGGCTTTAGTCAATGTCTGCCACCGTGCCAATTTCTTGGCTAAAGGAGCCATCTCTACAAGTAAAGTTTGATACTGCAATGCATCGGCCTCGAGCGCATCCAGTTTTGCCTGGATACCGCCTAATTTAGCCGTTAGGATCGTTTGTTCTGTTCGGTAGGTATCAATTGTTGTGCGCAATCCGTTAACCTTGTCCTGTGCCTCTTGGCGCAGCGTGTCAGCATTTCCAAGCAACAAGGTATGCTCTTGTTCGAGCGTAGTAATCTGGTTTGTTAACCCATTCAACTCAGTAGTCAAATTCTCGAGAGTACGTGTTGCGCTATCCTTAGCCTCGCGAGCAGCTGGCAACCGGTCTTTAAGCAATACCAATGGTTGCAGCTCTGTTACTCGTTTTTCTTTACCCGGGAGCTCTTTCAAACCGTCTGACAGGGATCGGTATTGATTACGCATGTCCTCAAGACGGGTATTGATATCGATCTGACGGGTTTCAGTGTCTATACGCTGGACTCTCAAGTTGTCAAGCAGCGGTACCATGGCCGCAAGCTTGGCCAGTAGGTCAACATCAGGCTTTAACTGATCAATTTTTTCCTGTAATTCGTGAGGCTCAAGAGGATTAAGATTAACAGATGTTTTGTATTCCGTCCGTTTGGTTTCGGCAATTTTTAGTGTCGCCTGCAGGTCGACAATCTCTTTATCTGCGGCTACTTTCCACAAATTATAATTCTCATTTGTTGTTACTAACTCACCTTTAGCGTTAACGGCATCAACCAGGAAGCGGCACTGCGCACTCTCAATGTTTACGCAATTGGCGTCAGCCAGCATGGCAGTCTTTGCTTCCAGAGACTCAATCTTTTGTTTATAAACCTTTTCCTCACTAAGATATCGATCTTCTGCTCGCAGCAGTTGGTCTCTGCAGTCTTTAACAACGCCATAGAGGCGTTGGTCTTCTTCGTGCTCTTTCTGGCACTCAGTAAGGCGGTTAACGGCAGTATCATAATCAGTTTTTGAGGCTTCCAGGCGCGGCCGATCAGAAATATTGATCTCTAACTTCTGGATCTCTGCAATAGTCTTATCAAGTGACGTAGTAACTGTAGTCAGTTCATTTTTTAGTCGGCTTGCTTCTTCAAAAATAGCATTCTGCTGATCTTTCTTGACCTTAAGTGCAGTGATTCCGTCTCTTAGGCCCTCATGTTCAGTCACAGCCGCCAAGACGGCCTGTTCTTGATTCAGAATGAACTCGGCATCATTAAGGCGCTGCTGCTGTCGGTCGCGCTCTGTTGTCTTGGTGGTGAGTTCTTGCCGCAGGACTGTCGCCCGTTGGGCAAGCTCATCGGCCTGGTTGATACGCGCTTGCAAGTCGGCCAATTCCACCTGTGCCTCCTGCAGCATGGTTTCCGTCTTCTGGATATTGTTGCCTAGCGTGAGCAGCTGTGTTTCGGCCAACAGCTTGTCTCCCTCGATGGAGTCCCGGCCTGCCAGGCGCTTGTTAAGAGCTGACATTTGAACTTTGATACGTTCAAGAGCAATGTTTGCTTCTGAGGCTTTGGCCCGTGCCTTTTCCTGCAGGGTTTCGTACTGATCCAGTTGTAGTATCTGAGCCAGGATGGCCTTGCGCTGGCCAGCCGGCCGCTTGGTGAAGTTACCGGCATCACCCTGGAGAATCATGCTGGAAGCGGCGAAAGTATCGGCATCCAAGTTGAGAAGGTCAATGATCTTCTTCTGCGTTTCCGCGATCGATGCGCCGCTTTTACTGGCCCAGACATCTCCGGATTGACGCTGCAATTCTAGAGTACTCTTGCCACGGCCCTTGGTGGATCGTGTCCGGATGACGCGCCAGGTGTCGCCCTGGTGGTCAAAGTCGAAGGTAACGGATGACTCATTGGCTCCACAACGAACCATGTCATCAGCGCTGGTACCAGCTTTTGTAGTGCCGAACAGGGCGAACATAGGAGCTACGGTGAAAGCCGTTGATTTACCGGCCCCATTGGGACCACAGATAGCCGCTAGGGTAACGTTACTCAAGTCAATTACTGTGTGGGCGATTGCTCCAAAGTTAGTAATCTCAATCCGCAGAGGCTTCATTCTTGAACCACCTCCAGGCAGCTTGTGTCAAATCCCCCTACATAGCCTTCTAGCCTAACGACTTGGCTGCCGCACATTTCCCATGTAATCCAAACTTTTTCACCATGTTTTCTGGCCTCATAACAGTTGACCATGCGGACCTTAGTTCCGATCGGCCAGTTAACCCGCTTGAATTTAGGTTTTCTAGGCATTGTTCGACACCTCCATCAGCTCAGCGGTCATTGCCGCTAACTCGTCTGCTTCAGCATTCTCAATGTCGTGAGCTACAGCCCACCGGCGTACAGCTTCCACAGGACCTATGGCTTCTGTCAGGCCTTCATCTCTTAGCCGATCTGACGCTCTTTCAATGTCCCCCTTAATTTCGGCTACAAAAAAAGCACCCATATCATACAGAGCTTTTTCCAACATCCTACGATTTAGTGCTTTATTTAGGTTTTCACTGCAGCTGTACCGGAGCCGGACGATAGCGTTATTGATATCGCCAAAAACGTCCTCAAAATCTATGTTTCCGTTCACAAAATCGGCAATTCCGTTATCATTAAGCTGTAAAGTGATAAATTTACGGGCAGGAGTGTGTATAAACTTCGATTCGAATTTTCCTTCGTTGAGCTCGTGAATCCAAAAGCCAGCGTCCACTTTTTCATCGTTGAAAGACAGCCGTTCTGGAGATCCTGGATAGAATACGCAACCATTTTGCTGTGGCCGGTGAATGTGTCCAAGGGCGACCAAGTCAAAACCCTTGATGGCATCTGTGGTCAAGATAGCCTCGTTTTGCTGCAGCACGTCCTCAAAGCCAGTATCGGCCAGATCGTAAGTCATGTGGCTAACAAGAATAGCTGGAGAGTAATTGGAATCTTGCAGTAGGCTCTGGCACATATCTGTGATGTGTTCGGTCATGAGGCAATGAACTTCATGTGCCGGCAGCCCCTTATATTCGTCCCGACTTACAAAATTAGAGCGATCCATCCCTGGCACAAGCGCCAGGGAAAAACCTTCGCCAAAGCTATCAATGTCAAACTGCGTTGGCTCTGTAACGATAGTGACCTGCGACATTTGATAATCTTTCAGCAACTCATAGGCGCTGGACGGATCATGACTAGGTGTACCGGAAATAATTAGCACCTCAATATTGTTGCTGGTCAATTTCCTGAGCCAGGCGGCAGCCGCGCGAATCTCACGGCTGGCCTTATCTAGGGAAACATCAGCCTTCCGAAACATATCACCAGCTACAATCACCATTTCGCATCCTTCGGTAATGATCCGGTCAGCAACCCAATCCATTACCCGGCATATATCATCGAATCTGGCTGTTGGACTGGGGCCGGGATAACCCAGCCCCCAATGTATATCTGCAATGTGACATATCCTCACGATACAACACCTGGTATTGCCGCTTGCAGGATCAAATCCTGCAAGCCATCTTCGTCAGTATCCGCAATAAACTTAATTACCGCACTGGCTTCAGCCGTAGATAATTCATTTATCGGTTTCTTTTTGACATAAAGAATAATGTTTTTTATGCTGTCTTCGTCGACGCCTTTACGTTTTGCATCGCCAACAATCTTTCCATACTGTTTATCAGAAATACGGCCACCGTTAGAGGGAGGCGGTTGGAAGCTTACACGCTCATCACTAGCCTGTGGATTACTGCGCTGCTTCTCCAGTTTGTCCTTGACCACTTCCCCACTCTCGCCCTCAAGCCAAGCTTCCATTTCATCTTCTGACTGGCTGAATATGCCAGATGTCCTAGTAGCAGATAATGTAGCATCAACCAAGGCACGTTTTTTGGCCATCTTAAGAACCGTATTCCATTGGTCAATTAAATCCGGATTTTCGAGCCGGTACCGTGTATATTCTTTGCCGGTCTTTTTACTTTCAAAAGTCTTACTAATCAATGAATCTTTATCAATACCTTTAGGCAAATCACTTTCAAACACCCAGCGATAGCGGTACTTGCTTTCGTAGGAACTGGCTTCTCCAACCCCTTCCGAGATGATTAGTCCTGAACTGCGGTGAACGATCTGTACTACCACTTCAGCAAGGTAGTATCCCGTTTTGAAATCCCGGGTTTCGTGTTTCTCTTTGATCAGTGGAGCGTAACCATAAAGCTCATTTAATTTTTCTGCTCCAGGCTTTAAGAGACTTGGTTTATCCGTCCCAGGGATAATGCCATAATCCTCATCTTTTTTCATCACTCGTTTGAAAAACTTTTGAACCAGGTCAAGCTTGGTTTCCATATCGGCTAAACGAGCTGCCATTTCACCGGACCCCATGCCATTCATATCCACCAGGGCACCATCGTTGGTACCCTGACTATGCAACACTGCTACTTCTGACATTATGCCACCTCCAAATTTTTATTCAAAATCAAAAACCCATCGGCAATCAAGTCTGCAAAGTCAGCCATGCTCAGCACCAATTCCAATTTGGCATCCTCTGTCTCAATTATCACGGTTATGCTTTTGCCGCTACGAGTAATGGATTGCTCAAAGTCTTTGCTCTCTGTAAGATCAAGCTCAGTCTTCGTCATTTGCCACGCCTCTTTTCCTCAATTATTAGGGTGCTCCACTTACTACCACACTTAGGGCACTCATAAGTACGAATTCTTTTGCCGTTATGCACGATTTTCCCAGGTGTCTGACAGGAAGGGCAGTTGGTTACCATCTTGACATTACTCATGCCGCCACCCGCCTTACAGCATCTTGTACACCGCAAGCATAGCCAATTAGATAAGCATTACACTTTTTCATCGCCACATGAGTATATCCAGTCACAAACCGAATAGCCTCATCATTTGTCAATCTTGGCCAATCCAAACTAATGGCGTCTTGATAACCCTGTTGAAACTTGGTATAATCGAATTGAAAACATTTCTTATCCGTCTTCTCAATGGAGTCGGATTTTTTTATTTGTGTCGGCCAATCATTAGGAGTGTACTGTTTCATCACCATACCCCTTTCAAAAATTCATAAATGAAATAAGCACCCAAAATTAGGTTTATTGGTTTCCATGGATTAAAACGTTTACTACCCTGGGTATCCGGTATGGACCTAACTACGCTAATGTTATTAACTTGCCGAACATTACCAGAGCTAAGTTTCAATCGCCCTAACCAATAATCAACTAACTGACCACCGCAGCCATAAGCCCGATCCATCATGAGCACCTGGTCTTTTGTTGGGTCTTTGCCTTTTTCAATCCTCTCGATTGTCTTAGGACTCATAGCTGTATGCATTGCTGCTATGTCTCTGCTCCAACCTTTAAAGATTCGCAATCCCTTATACACCCCTTTTTCAGACATCAATGGCTTAATTTCTGTCAAAGCTGGCATTCTGTTTCACCCCCTTTCAAGGTACAATGACATTGAAATCGGGAATCTCCTTGAATCTGTTACCCACCCCATCTGCCCTGCCGTTACTCCCGGTAGGGCTACTTTTTTTATACAGCCAGTGCGATAATAAGCATTACTATCAGTAACCATTTCTGCTTTGGACTCCATTCAAGCCCATCGGTGTCCAGGTCCACACGCCAACGAAGGTTATGGACTTGCTTATTATCGGTACTCGATTTCACGCATCACGCCTCCTTCCTTTGCGACTCAAACCACGCAGCCTGGCTTCTAATGCTTCTGCCTTGCGTAGCCAATTGGCCTGTAAGCGGAAATAGTAGTCGCGCTCACAACTGCTGCGGGCCTTCAAGATAAATTCACCGTAGAGCGCCGTCATTTGATTTGCCTTGGTAAGCTTGTACAATGTTTTAGTGTATCGTCCCACGTCTCAAGCCCCCTTCTGCGGCAGTTTCACGAAAGGCTTGTGGCAAAGGTAGTTGTCATGCACGTCCACTACTTTTGCCTGCTTTTCATCATACATCTGTGTACCGGTACCCGGCAGAATCTTACCGCCACAGGTGGCACAGTTTTTGCGCTTTGCCAAGATATCACCCCACTTGTCCAAATTCATTTCAGCCGGAATTATCCGGCTTTGTTATCAGTTTGCTCCTTGCGAGTTGACTCAGTATCCAGCACAGAATCAAAGGCTATACCTAACCGCTGGATAAACCATTCAGGCGGCTCCGTGCTAACAACACCATCTACGGCAACATAGCCTAGAAACTGTACAGGATGCTTTTTCTTAGGTTTGCTTGGCATAGTTACCCCCTCCCGGTTAATATATATGCAGCCATAGATTGTACCCTTGCCTGTAATTAAGGTGTAACACTCCATAATACTATGTGATACTTTTTAATACTTTGCTACTCCGCGTGCTATGTTCGACTTGCAGTTATTTGTAGCAAGGAGGGCTTCGTTTGACAACTAAACTTCCAATGGTCGGTGTTCGCTTAGAAAAACTTGCTCATCGTAAATTCAACTATATTTCTTATATGAATGGACGATCAGCAAGTAAGGAAGGCCGACAAATCTTGCTACGTTACATTGAGCAGTACGAAAAGAAAAATGGCGAAATTACATTAGAACAATTACAGCAATTAGAGGAACGGCTGCGGGGTCAAGATACTTGACAATTTAATACAGGGATTTTATTCCTCCTGTCGAAATTGGATAGCGAGAGGAGGTGTTACTATGAGCAATAAGATTTGTCCTTTAATGAGTAGCGCGGACAAGCAAGTCGAGTGTCAAACGGATAAATGCGGATTTTGGTTTAAAGATTTACACTCATCTACAGCAGGTTGTTCTCTCCCTCTTGCTGTTAGCGCTCTAAGAGCTAAGAAATAGGATCGACATAAACAGCAGATATTTGCAAGTTTTCTTTTAGATTAGAAGCTATTTCTAAAATCAAATTAGCTTCTAAATTGCTCAGGTTATGTTTGACCAACACATCAACAACTTCCTGAGCAATCTTTTTTCTACCCTCGGTTATCTGATCTGAACAAAATAAGGTATCTCGCAAAAATCTCACCCCCTTACCCAGTTCTTGGCAGTGTCGGTTAATTGACTAATTTTATTGGCTTGCCTGACAAGCCGAAAAGGAATGAAATGTGTGAGTGAAATATTTGTAATAACAGTAGGTATTGTCGTCTTTCTAGTTGTCGCAAATGGATATTGTCACGGCTACAAAACAGAAACTGTTGATGCGTTGCTTGGGCTAGTAAGCATTGCTTGCCTTGTCTACGGATTTTATAAATACAAATTATTTGACATGCTTTATTTATTAGGTGGTTCCTTTGTATGGGGTAATTTTTGCAATATAGTCATACGAAAACTATTTACCAAAAACTAACCCCCTACCCAGTCCTCGGCAGCGTTGACTGTTGGTCTGATCCTAAAGTCTGAGCAATCAGCATCAAGATAAATGCATTTTTAGATACGCCCAGGCCACTAACATGCTGCTCTAACTTGCCATTCATATCCTCAGGTATGCGTACCGAAACCATCTCCTTTTTCGGCTTTAGTGAATTCATTATGAATCACCACCTTTATTTAGATTATAAAGTGAATTCACTTTGTTGTCAAAAAGATTCTTTTGAATAATCTCCTGAATAATTTATAATGAATTCATATAGAATTCACAGGGAGGAATTATCTTGGCTACTGACAAAAGACAATTCACTTTACGGCTTCAAGAAGAAAACTTTCTAAAAATCAAATTTCTAGCTGATAAAGATCGCCGTTCAATTGCTATGGAAATAGAATATATACTTGAGCAGTATGTCGCTGAGTATGAATGCAAACACGGTAAAATTAATCTGGAGGGAGCTGAGTAGTTTGGATAATGTACCATGTCCATTCAACATCAAGCTAACCGGACCAGCATTCATAGAAAACAATCAACGAATTGATTTATTAGACTTTGCAAACACTTTACTCGAATTTCATAAAGCGCTTGATAAAACTTATTGCATTTTAACTAACCAGCAGCGCATATCTCCCTCTAATCGAAAACAATACCAACTTATTACCAAGAGTATTACTAAGGGTTCATTACTGTTAGATAACGAGATTATTTTTAATAGTGCACAGCTAGTGCTTCCTATAGTTGGCATTATAAACCCGCAAACAATATGGGAATATACGTCAGCCGGATTCAAGTTTTTAAAAACTGTATATGAGCTATTTAGCAAAGAAAAGAAAGCGCCTCAGTATGTTATCAATAACCCCGTAAACTGTAATTTTATTACTGGAGATAACAATCTTATCAACTCTACCGATAATATAGTTACTGTCGGAGATCCGCGGATACTAGATATAGCCGCAAAGTCAAGACCACATTACGGTGCCATTACCAAGTCATTAAACGCTAACAATATTGAAGGCTTTCAGGCTGGTTTTAAACGTGATACAACTAGTGAAATTGCATTAGATTTTAATGACAGAGGCATGTTTAAACAGCGAAGCATTGTCGATAAAAACCCATTGCAATTTCATGCAAAAATAATCGATTTTAACACCGAAAAAAGAACTGGAAAACTCAAGATATTTGACCTTGCAACATCTTCGTTTAGTCATGATTACAACTTTTCCATAATTGGCGACCAGGATATCATTCCTTACATAGAAGCGCTGAAACACCCGATGGTTAGCATCACTGCTTTGAGCGAGAATATTTTAGACCCCGTTCATGGTTTGAGGCCTTTAAAATACCAATTAATCGACATAGAACAGAAAATGGTAAGCTAACCACAAATATGGTTGTCTTACAAAAAGTCTTAATGTCCTCCCAAAGCCTAAGAAGAAAACTTTTATTAAATACATTAACAGTAACTGGAGCTGTTCTTTCTAAGACGGTTTTTTCTCCGCAACATGGGCAACGAAATTCTTCAAAATATTTCATTAGTAGTCGCCCCCTTGATGATTAGCCAGTCCTCGGTAGCGTTGGTTAATTGACTAATTTTCTTGGCTTGTCGGACAAGCCAGAGAGGAGATGAGTAACAATGCGTTTATCCCCTATTCAGCAAAAGCTTCTTATAGGCTATTTGTTTTGCATGTTAATTTCCTGCATCTATGTTCCTTGGGAAGCAGGGCCATTAAATCCTAAAGCTTTAAGAATTCCTGCCGGCTATGCACTAATCTTTAATCCACCAGTTTTTTACGAATACAGTACAACAGACTACAATCCGTTTGCTAAAGAAACGAAAACTGAAAAATACCATATAACCGGAATAAACTACAAGATATTGATTACCGAAATAGCCGGAATAACTTGTTTTTTTGGAGTGATCTATCTACTTACAGTGAACCGTAATAAAAACACTTAAAGCTAGACAAACACGGAAAGGAGGTAACCAAATGCGTAAATCAATCATTATTCTTTTGCTTATCGCACTACTTCTTACAATTACCGGAACTGCATCTGCTGAATTTTACAAATTAAGCTTAACGAGAGTAGATCAGGATTTGTACAGAGATGAAACGTCTCGGTATTACTTCAGAACCCAACTTTGCCTTGAATTAGCGCTTGGTGAAGATGCAATTTATGACTCTGATAGGCAACAAGTGACATTTATGAGCAGTGGAAGCACTTATGATGTGGTTGGTATTTTTAAATAAACCGTAGGAGATGCGTTTGCTTGAAAAAACGATTGGTAACTGTTTTAGCAATTAGCTTGTTTCTAATATTAAGTTCGGTTACCTGTTTTGCAGAAGATCGTTATCAAATACTTGCATCTACAAAGCAATCTACTTACTACCTTGATACCCAGACGATAAAATTTGCAAGAAACACCATAACTAATCAACTCAATACAGACATAGTAGATTTCTGGGAAAAAGTTATTTATTCCGAAGATGGAATCAGGTTTGTAATCGAATTTCGTACAAAAAAACGCTTACCACTTAAGGGATACGAAAATTTTAATCATGCATTGTATCATTACCGTATAAATTTAAGGGCAAACCAAATATTAACATTGCGGGCTATCGACTATGATTCAAACGGGCAAATACTTGCAGAATATCAACACGACTCTTCATGGCATGATACAATACCTGACAGTCTTGGAGAATACAAGTTAAAGTGCATTAAGGATTTTGTCACCAATAATTACGACATCATTTACGGCAGAAGTTAGTACTGCTATTTAAAACAATAATTAATGAACTACCCAGTTTTCGGCAGCGGTTTGGACTGGTCTTGTACGATATTTTCGGACTCGATAGGTAAAAAAATATCAGGTGTCCCACCATAAACCTTTGCCAATTTAACAGCTTCCCCATAATCAAGCCTAATATTGCCACGCTCTACCTCTGATAACCATTGCTTTGTTCTCCCAAGAGGTCTAGCTGCTTTCTCAAGGGTAAAACCTATTCTTTTTCTTACTTCTCGATACTGGAATCTCATATATAATTCACCTCACTTTTGTCCGGTATTGTTTGACTTAACTATATTTTAGTCCTGTTATATCGTACTGTCAATAGTTTTTGTCATTTTTTTTCGGACTTGATTGTTAGTCCAGTAATAATGGATTATAATTAATCTGTGAGGTGATATAATGTCCACTTTTAGTCAAAGACTTAAAGAGCTTAGAATTGATAGGGCCTTAACTCAATCGGAGTTTGGAGCTTTATTTAATTTATCAAAACAAACTATTTCTGGTTACGAAAAGGGAGATGCTGCACCTCCAATTGAAACGCTGCAAAAATTTGCAGATTTCTTTGGTACTACCACCGACGACCTTTTAGGCAGAAAACCAATAAAAATAATCCCTAACGAAGACGGCATAATTACAAAAGAAGATATGCGCAAAGCTGGCATAACATCTGAAGAAATCGACATAATCAAAGTAACAAGAAAAGAAGGCTTAACCGCTGAAGACATTCAACATTTAGCTGAAGTTGTAAAACGCCATAAATCAAACTCTGCCGATCATGTAGATAAAAAACAGCATGATCCTAAAATTTTTTTGCCCTAA